CCATGTGATCTACCACACATTTAACATACTTAGGCATGTCTTCAATAGTTCTTTCTTCAAACCACTTAAGTTCCCTATAAATGTGAGGATAATTTTCCATATCGTATATGCCTTTAGCACCTTCAGCGGTATAAGCACAAATGTTACTAGGGCTAAATCTTTCGTCAACTTTATCGAAGACAATTATTTCCCCTACATTAAATCCACTATTAGGATAATCTAAAATAACTTTAAATCTTCGTATTATTAATTCAGTAGTTGTCATTTCAATATTTATTCTTATCTGTTTTTAATATGAAACCAAGCGTCCTTATACACATACTCAAATTAATTTATTTAAAATTTTATTACTCATACCACTCTATAAAAGGCCCATCCACACCATGGATAATTTTACCCCTGAGCATCCACCCAAAGTTTTCATCCCATCCATATATGTCATTTCCTAATTGCATCATAAGCTCTTATTCACCTTTCTTATTTAAACCCCTTCTCTCCAGGGGGAGAGTTGCTTCTTATAGGGGAGAGTTGTATTTTTTAGATTATACGATTTTTCTTCCAATAAGTTACATAAGATACAAGACCTATTAGGGAGAGTTCTTTGGGGCCGAAGGCCCCCAAATTCACGTTATTAATTAACCCCTCTCTCTGATCTCTCACAAGGGGGAGAGATGTCTATTTCTAGGCAGGGAATTTCTAGGGGAAATTCCTCATTTAATTGTGGTGAATTTTACGTGAATTTTATGTGAATTAATTGGTGGTAAATTGTGGGTAATTAGGGAGGGAAATTATGCCCTAGAACCATCGAAATTTTAGGTATATTGATGGTTGGAATATAACCAACTGACCCTCAACCTATCCCCTCAGATATGTTAACTACTTGTTAATAACTTTGTTGAGTGAATTTAGGTGGGTTTTGGGTGGTATAAAAAAGGAGGCCTGTTCTCTCCACATTTTACCACTATTTACCACTCCAAATTCTCGACCATCGAAATTTCGGAAATTTTGTTGGTTGGCATGATTTTTGATGACCGCTGCGGATTTTTAAAAATTCGACACCAACGAAAAAACCATAATTTCATTGGTTGCGTGGAACGTCAAAAAAGGTTCTCCGTGGAACATAAAAAATAACATCTTAAGGATAAAGAGAATAAGGAAAATTAAGGCAAAGAATTGCCAGCAAATTCATGGTGAATTTGTCACTTAATTTAAGGCAATAAATTGCCAGGCCCAAGAGTGGGATTTTTGATCTATATGACCTTGTCTAAATGGCCATACTTGTTATACGTATACTGAGAGAAAAGTTTACATAATCTTGAAAATTTAACAAATAACTTTTTAAGTTTTCGATTAGTGCTTATATGAGTATTATACGCATGAGATCCTAAAAAGTTACACGGCGGAACTTAAAAAATTTTTATTTATTTTTCTTTTAAGTTCCTCAAGAATTCTTTCTATTGGTTGGCACTTAAAAATAATAACTCAGATCTTGGGCCAACATATAGAAAGTTATTAACAAGAACTTAATAACTTTTTTTCTTTTTTAAGTTTGGCGGAAAAAGTTTCTATAGGTTAGCTAATGAAGGAGTTACAAAATATGTTCTCCGTGGAACATATGAAATTATAGATATTTGTTATATCTATTCTCGATTTCATATTCACACTTAGAGATTAGTTTTGTTAGGATTTCTATATTTCCAGGATCTGTTTCTTTTTTAATTTTGTTTTGCAGCTTCTGGATAGAGAAGTGTACTGAGCATCCTTTTAGTCTATTGTCTTCATTGAACATTGGGAACATATTTAAATAATGATAACACAATTTTAAATCTTCTTCATTATTTAAATCAAAAACTTCAACGGGTATTATATGATCTATTCCCCAGATGACACCAAAATTTTCACTTAACATGTCTGGTAATATTTGGGCATCTAAATAATTTTTAAAGCCACCTTTGTCAATAGACAAATATTTAGATATTTCTTTTGATGGGCTGTCAGAAATATAGAATCTCCTAATGGATATCTGGTATTTCTTCTTTGTTCTGTAGTTGTTTTCTTTTTCTATAATATATTTTGTGTGCATAGACACAAAAATAAATAGTATGAAATTTTTGCCGCTCGCCGACGAGCTAAAAAAAGGTCCCCGTTTCCAGGAACCTTTTCGGACATTATATCGGATATGTCCGATATCAATATTTGCCATTGAACTTATCCAAGAATAAGTTTTGATCCTTAGTTAAGGAGTCTCTTAAGCCTACCCAGTCGATTCTATCGCAGTAGGCTTTTAAGTATGCTCTTAAGTCAGCTACATTATCTATGTAGGTCTTAACAACGAAATCAGAGTCATTAGAATTTGAATCGATATCTTTCTTTATATAGCCTAAGGCTAAGTTGGTTTTAATGATCTTGAAATATACATCTCTATTTATTTTTCCGAATAACATAGCGTTACCCTCCTTTCTTTTCTTTAATAGAATGGAAAGGTTGGAAAACTTAAAAAGTATATTTTTCTTTTTTACCTCGAATAATAAATTGTTCTCCTTCTACTCTATTTTTAAGGTAGATTGATTTGCTTAAGGCCCAGTTTCCGCTTAGATCGGAGTTTGCCAGGAAATACCATAGACCAGTTCTATTGCCGTGGTCATCCCATTGGTTGGGTTTTGATTTAGAATTCGATTTCTTCACCTTCTTTAATTTGGTCTTTAAATATAACGAATAAACTTGGTTCGGTTTCTGAGGAGACGTAAGCTTTAAATAATCCTTGCCAGACATTATTTATTAACTGGACTTCGAATAGGAGTTTAGATTCTGAGTTCTCATCATAGATAAAAGCTCTCTTGAGTCCTGTGACTTGTCCTTTGGAGTTTACTGTAAAGAGTTGAGCTATGTATGATTTGGTTTTATCTATACAGGAATTATGTTTAAAGCGGACCTGATATTGATCTGGGAATTCAGTATTGGTTGTAACCCAAATTTTCGGTTCAGGAATTCCTTCGGCGTGTTTAAATAGTTCTATATGGGATCCGTTTGGAAAGAAGTATAATGCCATTGAGTTATTTATAAAAAACCAAAAGCCCCTGTCTTTGAAATTGGGGCCTCTGGTTTCATAGTTTTTAAAATCAGGCCACACTAAAACGCAAATTTCAAAATAAGACCTGATTCTATATGATTATACGTTTATAATTTCAAAAAGTTATAAGAAGTTATCAAGAGTATGTTTATAACTCTATTTCCAAAGATTCTCCGATTGGAGTACGCCATTCGGCCATTGTCAGTGGGTTGTCTTTATTAAGTATTTCTATTTCTAATAAAAGGATACATCTTAGTTCGGCGCATATATTCTTGGTATCTGATAATTCTATGGTTGGTTTATTTAGCATAAGCTATATCGATTGATTCCCCGTTTTTTTGGAAGTTTGTGCAAGGTCCTGTTATTGTGATCTTGCGGATTTTAAATATTACATTGGTATGTTCGCCGTAGATATTTTTGGTTCCTTTAAATATTGGACCTTTAGGAGATAGGGGTTTGTTTTTCATTTAAAAAAATATTTCTAATTCTTCGCCTTCTTGGTGTGTATTTCTTATCGATGGGTGTTGGAAAGAATAAATTTGTTCGCCGACCAATTTATCTCCTACATGAGGATAATGGAGATTTGTCTGGACCACTCTTAGATCGCCTATTACTTTTGGCCAACCTGGTTTTAATACTGGTATTGTATATTCGCTCATATCATTACTTCTAAATGTTCACCTTCGAAGAAGGATCCGCTGATCATTAAACCTTTTGATGATGGTGTTCTTAAAAGAAGAAATTCATAACCAACGATGGCCCATGAATCAAATCCTGTGTTGGATTCGTGGATATTGTTTTTATATGTTGACAGTTCTCCATTTCTTTTTGGATACCCTGAAGCTAATCTATAATTTAATCCCATATTAATACAACTTGTTCTCCTTCTCTGTCATTATCTTTTACGCCGTGGACATTTAGTAACAACCAGCAATAACAATCTGTAACGTCCCATGTTTCTTCTCTGACCTGGTAAATTGATTTGGAGTCCCTGTAGTTTATGGTTCGTTGATCTATAGAAGCAACATGCCATACTTCAGGTTGATATTTTGACCAGCTTACATTACATGGGCGATTTGCATCCAGGCCGATTAGGATTAGATATGGGTGTTTCTTTTTCATTGAGGGTTATAAAAAAAGCTGCAGGTTTAAATTGCAGCTTCTTGTTTTGTTAAACAAACCATAGGAAGAGGAGTTAAAAAAAATATGACTGAACACAATAAAATCTCCTCTCCTCTACAGTGCGGTTCTCTTTAGAAGAATTAGTCTCTAACTTTTTCTAAAGCTTTAGTGAAGGGGTTGTATTGACGTTGAACAGTACGTAAGTAATAACCTTCTTCTAAAGTGATTGGTCCGTGTTCTTCGTGTAGAATAACAGCTTTACCTTTAACTTCGAAAAAGATATTCTCTCTGTCTGTTAGGTCTTTAATTTCTGCTGAATCATAACCAGCAACCTGGTGATGTTCGATGATCATAGAATCATCCATTGCAATTACTTCATGGCTATGTCCTGTAACTTCTCCAAGTCCAAGAGTTAATCTTTTTAACTCTGCTGTTTGCATTCCTGCAACTTGGTCTTTGGATACTCTGAAAATTGTCATGTCTCCGTGGCGTGCGATAATGTTTGTCATTTTATTTATTGTTTTAAGTTAATTATTGTTGTTTACAAATATAGTGAATTAATTTTATAAAGGCAAATAAATTATGCTTCAGATTGAAGTTTCATATATTCTTCTTTAGTTAAGCAATCACCATTGTCTTTAACCATTGTCCAGGCAACTGCACCGATTGCATCTTTACATTGTGGTTCAGTACCATCAACGAAGATGAAATAGTTCTGGTGAGTAGAAGGACATTGTACCTGAAGAACGAATACATCATTCTCTAATCCAGAGTTCTCGCCGAAATTCTTTTTGTCAATCTTGTGAAGAATATATTTATCTTCATAAGTTACATCTTTGATCTCGAATAATTCTGAACTTACAGAGGGAGACTTCTCAGTTTTCGCTGAACCAAAGTTCAGGGTATTTGCGTCTTTAAGGAAAGTTCTTTTTTGAGTTTTGATTATTGTCTGAGTATCAAACACTTCAGACTTCAGGGCTTTAAAAGTTTGTTCAGGGCCCATGATTGACATTACTGTCATTAATTGTTGTGCGTTTGAGGAGTATTTTTTAAACGCCTCCTTAGGTTCGATTGCTGGAACTGTGTCCCATAATTTGCGAATTTCTTCTACAGGTGTAGAGTATTCTGTTTGCAAGGCTAGAGTTTGTTCTACGTGTTTTTCAACGCCGCCGAAATCTGGTTGATGTTTACGAATGGCAACATATTCTTCGATTGTATCGAATTTAACGCCACGTACATAATAAGACTTCTTAATTGATTTTGGCTTCTGTGCTTCGGTTGCCTCAGGGGCTTTTTCTTTATCGCTCATATTATTTTTTTGTTGTTATTGTATTTTGTGATGAATTATACGAATTAGATTTAAAAAAGTTACAATCAGTATCTATTTTTTTTTGAGGCCTGGCTAATTTTAAACTGTTGTTCTTTCTCAGCATGGAATAACCATTGAGCCACAGCCATCTGATCCTGTGGGGAGAGCTGCATAATTGATTCAGCTGCCTGGTTTGTTAATTGAGAATTATTGCTCAAAGAGATCATTCTCATTAATATGACTTGTTTATTTATGGCCATGATCTTAATCGTTATCTTTTAATTCGAAGATGGCTCCTTCACACAATTCTGATAAGGCTATCCAGAATGCTAGACTACGTTCTTTATTACCTGTCAGGATCCTAACTTCGTTTCCTGCGTCTCTTTCTACAAGCAGATCTAATCCTCCTGCAGAATTTTCCACTGATGTGGGTTGTTTTTTTGCCATGGTATTTATTATTTAATTTCTTTTTTCAAACAGATCAATACATCACCTACAACATAGTCATCAGATGCAATAGCTTTTAATTCTGAAAGAACACTTGTTGCCTCATCATTATTAGGGAGACCCATTAGTTTTCCTTCTTCGTTCATCACCATGATCTCACCATCCATGTGACGAAACTCGATGTATCCGCCGACAAAGGATTGTAATTCTTGTAATGTAAAGAACTTTCCGTTTCCTGGAAGGACCTCACTGGTCTGTCCGTTTGCTTTAATTAGTTGAGCCATGATTTTATCCGAAATTTAATTTGATTGCTGATTTAATTTGTGCAGGAGTTAAACCAGATTGTTTTAATCTGTTCAACCATCTAGTTTGTGCTTGCTTTTGTGTTAACTCGCCGTCGCACATATAGTTCTCTGGCGCCTCACCTGGTTCAGTAATAATATATTCCTGATCTTCAGTTAAATTTGTTAAACCTGCCTTGGCTAATTTCTCAGCCATTTCTTTTTTATATTCTGCGAACCAATCTTTATCTGCCATGTTGTTTGTTATTATACGTTTAAATTAAGGAGAAGTTACAAAAGAAACCACTTGATTATATTCTCTTATGCCTCCTTCACTTTCTCCATCCAGGTGTTTATAGATTATCAAATAAGTTTTGCCGACATTCTTTTTAACAGTTTTATTTATTCCGCCGATGACCTGGTCTGTTGCTTCTTCATCCCAGAATTCTTTTTCGAATTCTTTTGTGATGTTCTGGTTAATAAGCGTTACAAGACTCAAGGTGTCCCCTAGTTTGTTTTTGAATGTCATGTCGCTACCTGCAAGATCCCATTCAACTGCACCTATGTAAGTGCATGTGCAGGTGTAACTCTGAGATAAGACATTGAGACTTATCAGGGAGAGTATTATAGAGAGGAGTTTTTTCATTTTATATTCCTCTTAGTGCTTGTTCAACTGTGCATCCATATTCTTTATCTGTTTGGATATCTTTTATCTTAACAGCATACTTTGGTTTATTGATATTAAATCCAATAACTTCATAAACCTTTCCGTTGATGGTTGTTGTGGACCCAACGATATCTTCTGGCAATCCAAGCAACTTTGCATGCATTGCATTCTTTTCTTTAACCAAAGGGTTGTCCTCGCTTGTTGATAGGACAATTCTTAGCTTACCTGTAGCTTCTAGATCTGAGTAGGTGATACCTTCAAGCTTCATTGACTCAAGACCTAAATCTTTGGCCACAGATACTAATGCTTCATTTACTTTTTGGCGCATGAGGCGCAGGAATTCTTTATCGTCTAATTTGTTCATGTTTGTTTGTTTTATATTAGAATAGAAAATAATTAGGGAGAACTTAAAAAAAAGAGGGAGAATTTTCATCCCCCTCTTTTATATCTTTAAAGAGCCAATAACATTTCAGTTGCCTTGCTTGCAATCTTTGTGCTCTCACCTTCAATCAAGTTAACGAACTTTGAAGTTTGGCTTCTGTAGTTCTTCTCATGATCTAAGTAGTGAGTGATACCATTAATAACACCCCAAGCAGTTCCAAGAATGTTTTCTTGACCAACACCTTCGCCATAAGAGCGCATAACAGCCTCATGGATGTTCTTCATGCGAGTACTATCTTCTTTCTCACTTTTAAATAACTCCTCAACCAGAGCCTTTACTTGTGTATCAGTAACCACTTTCTTTGCAAGCACATTGAAGCATTGATTTAATTCTTCAGTGTATTTGTGAGCAATCCCAAGAACATTGTGAGCTTCTTCAAGCTTCACCATAACGCTTGAACTGTGGCGTACAGCAACTTTGCTGATGGTATCTTTCAATGCCATGTTTAAAGTATTATTGCATACAACTCTCACAGGAGTAACAGCTGCAATAATTGATCCGCTTCCATCGTGTGATGAAGTAAGAAGTACATATACTTCTGTCAAGTCATCTGTCCCTGCGATGCGAATCATGTCAGGCATTTTTGCTGTGATAAAGATACGTTCACCTTTACCTAGAACTCCTGCAGTTTCATACATTGCGTAGTCTGCACCTACGATTGAATCAAAGAAACCGAATGCTTCTTTATTCTGAACGATTGTATAACCTTTACCCAAACGTCCGCCTAATATGTCCCCTGTATCAGTTCTATGAACCGAGAACGAACCAGGTGATTCAACAAACTTTCCGTCTATTAAGGCGTAGTTTGGAACTTTGGCCACCTCATAATCGAGGTTTGCGAGTTTGATAGCTTCTTCAGCTGTCATTGCGCCGTTGACGATCTGACCTAGACCGTGCCATGCTTTTTGAGTGCTTGCGAATGAAGCGACTCCTTTTCTGATTTCGATGTTGTGTGCCATTTTCTCTTTTTTTATTTGGTTTATATTATGATAGAATTAAAACTCTTGGAAACTTAAAAACTTTTTTTGGAGTTTTATTGCAATAATTATACGGATGAGGAACAGAAAAGTTACAGCTTCGCTCGGATAAATCCACAACAATAAACTTTTTAAGTTTTGATCAGGATGTTTCTATTGGTTGGCGCTATAGGAAAAATACGGCAAAAAAAAGAGGAGACTATTTCTAATCTCCTCTTTGTGGACCAGCCTGGGCTCGAACCAGGGACCCTCAGATTATGAGTCTGATGCTCTAACCAACTGAGCTACAAGTCCGATTGAAGGCCTGGACTTTACAAAAATAAGCGGAGTGTTTCATCACTACTCGTATCGTTGTACCTTCTGATTAACTTTATTTTTCTGATGCTAGGTGCAGCTTATTCACCTCTTGACCAGCGATATGGCTGATCTGTAGTCCCGATGCGATTCGAACGCATGGCCGCAGGTTTAGAAAACCTGTGCTCTATCCAGCTGAGCTACGGAACCATATGATAAATATACGAAAAGTTTTTTAGATCAAACCACCGTCAAGTAATTTCTTTTCGAGTTTTTTAATTTGTTTTTCTCTGTTGGAGATATCTCTTTTAAATTTGTCATACTCCTCTTCTTCCATACCATCATGAAGCTCTGATTCAATGAGATAAATTTCTCTCTTGCCTTCTGCGATTGTATTTAAAATCATTTCTCTCTCTGTGGCAACCGATTCTTTTTTGGTATCATATAAACCAGCAAGATATTTTTTGGCCTCGTCGATCATATCATGACTCCAAACCATATTATCGCTAACAATAACCTCTGCATCTATTGGCCACAAGCCAACTGATGGATCTCCAGGAGAATGTATAAAGAATGTAATTTTTGCCATTATTTTATTTCGTCAAAGTAAAATGTTAAAACACGATTTTTTCCTGTTATTAAATTAGCGTATGTATCACCCATTTCAAATATAGCCCCTTTATTAATTAAAGTCTTTGCTCGTTTAAGTCGCTTAATAATAAGTGCATCATTAACCTCCGAGCGTTGTGCTGTGCTATATGATGATGTAACATATTCGCCACCGCATCCACATCTACAACCTTCTTTACCGCTATATACAGTTGAAATGTCTTTGATTGAAGCTTTTAAGAAATCTTCTTTTGATTTGATATTTGACGTTTTCATTTGCGTTTTATTTAATAGAAATAAAGTTCATAGGAACTTAAAAGATTATACGTTTAATTTCAGGAAATGTTACACCAGCGCAAAAGAAAAGCCCTAGGTGGCAACCCAGGGCTCTCTTAGACTTGGCAAAGTCTGCGTAAATATTAAACAAACGATTATAGCATTTACACTACATTATACGTTTGGCGTTTAAAAAAGTTACAACTTCGTTGGGATAAATCCACAATTATTTTTGGCTCTTCTCCTTAATCTTGTCCCTAACAGCTGCAGCCCAAATCCATTCTTCATCCTGTTCAGCCTTAATTCTCTCAGCCTCAAGTTCTTCTAAGGTCATTGTGTCGAGCATTTCCTGTTTAGTTACTTGTTTTCCTTTAAACTCTTTTTGAGAATTTAACATGCTGGTTAGGAGTTTATTTCTTAATTCGTGTAATTCATTTAGGTTAGAAAAATCCCCTTTGAACATTGATTCTCCTGTTCCGCCGTTTGTTAGATCTATAATATTGATTGAACCTTTTATATCTTGTCCTGCTGGACCTGACATATTTCTCAGGAAATCTAGAGGAGAAGCTGGCATTGGTGATTTTGGTTTTAACAGAACAATAACAGCTTCGCCGATTGTTTGAAGCTTTTGTTTTATTTCTACAGATATAACTATAATGGCCATTAGAAATAATAAAGCTAAGCCCCCAGTAAGTTCCACAGCATCTATTGCTTGTAAGTCATAAGTGGTGAATAATGATTGGCCTAATTTAATTAATCCTGTTAGTGTAAAACCAACAGCTACAACAATCATTATTAGTATTGCTATAGATTTAAAAAATAAGCTTATTTTACTGCCAGCAGTTTCTTTTTTTTCAGGAGCATCAAATTTTATATCCATGGTTTAATGAGATTTTAAACAAAGATAATAATTTAAAAATAAAAAAACAAGAATTATTCTGCTTCGTCTTGAAGTTCGTTATACAGGTCCTGGATGTCTGATTTGATTTGTTTTACCTCATCATCATCCCAGGTAACTTCATCTACATAAAACATTAGATCACTAGTTAACTGGAGAACTTCATCAATACTTTCAACACTCTCTATGTCCCTATAGATTGACTCTAATGCGTCGTTTAATATTGGATCATCTATCCTAATACAAAGCTCAGAGATCTCATCAAAAATGTTTTTTGCTTCTTTTAGATTCATATCAACAGTTGTTGAAATTTATTCTAAATAGAATGTAAAAAAACAAAACCTAGACTTTTGATCTAGGTTCGTTAATTATTCTTTATGAGTTGAAAGAGAAGTCAGGAGTTTTTCTCGTAATGAATTCCTGAATTTCTGCCCGTCCACGATTCACGTATGCTTTAATACTTCCTTTTGGTAAGCCCGTCATCTCAACAATTTTATCGTAATCCAAATCCTCTAAGTAGCGTAATTTAATTACTTCACGAACAGTTTTGTTTTTGATTGATTCGATTGCGTTAAGAACCATTTCAGCACGCTCTTGTTTTACAATATCAGCAAACCCATTGCCCATGTTTGATTTGTCCGCAATTTGGAAACTGAATGTGCTGTCATCTGTATTGTCTCCGTTTTTTACGTTAAGTTCTTCAATACTTAATACCTCATACTTTTCAGCACGTTTGTAATCAATTAAGCGATTGTTTGCGATTGTATAAATCCAAGTAGACAATGCCGCCTCATTTGGATTGTAAGATTCGAAATTAAGATGAATCTTTGTAAAGATATCCATCATTAAATCTTTTGCCACTTCTGTGTTGTAGCGTACACCCATGGACATTTTTTGAAGAACTCCTGGTTTAAACTTTGCAAATAGCTTTGCAAATGCTGCTTGCTTTTCAGATTCAGAACCTGATTTTATAATTAATGCCAAGACTTTGTCTTGGTCAATTGCTGATGTTACTTCTGCTTTTGCGTTTTTCATGTTATTTGCGTTTTAGATTATGTTATACGTTAATAGATTCAAAAAGTTACAAAACTTAAAAACTATTTTTTCCTTTCGGCGTTGGATCTACTTTCGGCCCAGGAACATTCCAGGGACTATCCTCATCAGGATCCTGTTGCGGGATAATTTCAGGTTTTGGCACAGTACTGGGACCTGGTTTAACCAGCGGCTCTGGAGCAACCAACGGTTCAAAGCTCGTTTTAAATTTAAACTGTTTTAGATTTAAAAACCCCTTTTTTGTTTCACTGGTTACTGGTGAAATCACTGGAGCTGCCAGCAGCTTTATTCTATTTTTTCTCATTTTAAATTTAAACTGTTTTAGATTTAAATTACCTTCCATACCTGCAGCTTTATCTTGGCGGCTTTCTAGTTAATAATTGTATTTGGTCATCTACAACATCTTTAATGTCTTGGTTATATTTTATTCTAATTAATTTAATTTTATGTTTTTTACAAAATTTAGTTTTAAATTTATCATTCTTTTGTGTTGTTTTAAAACCTTCTTCTCCACCAAACCAATCGACAATTTTATAATGTTGTTCCCCATCAAATTCTATACACACATTAAGTGTTGGTAAATAAAAATCAAATGGTAAATAATTTTTTATTTTACACTGACCAAATGTTTTCTGTGTCTCAAATATAATGTTATTTTTCGAAAGTATATTAGCTATTTCTCGCTCTCCTTTAGATTCTCTACATCTACCACATCCTTTTCCAGCCCAGTGTGCGTTTGGAGTTTGTTTAAATTCGCCATGTTCAGGGCAAAGAATAACAACCTGATCTCTACTATGTTTATATTCCACTAAAGAATAATCATATTTATTACCATGTATGTTTTTAGCTTTTTTAATAAATTCAAAAGTATTATATGTTTTTTTGTTTGAGGTTGTTTCTATTCCGCACAAAAAACAACCATTGCTATTCATATGCCTATCAGGTGTTTGTTCAAATTCGCCATGTTTTGAGCATATGATTTTTACTTTATTAAAAACTCCAGCATAGTTTACTAAAGAATAATTGTATCTGTTGTTATGTATTTTATTAGCTCTGTTAATAAACTCTATTGTATTCATTTTATAACCAGAACATGCTGGGCATTTTCTTCCTTTAAAGTGTTTACAAGGAGGAATCCAAAAACTCCCATGCACAGGACAAATTATTTCTACCAATTGTTGATTATCCTTATATTCAACTTTTGAGTAATCGTATGTTTCACCATGTACTATTACACTTTTATTAATAAATTCTTCTTTAGTTAATTTTTTTGGCATATTATTTATTATAAATATACAAAAAATTTATTAAAATGAAGAATGGCATTATATTATTTTATAGTAAATTGCTTTTTCTCTACCTTTTGCCTTGTCATTAATTATAGTTCTAAATAAATCAGTAAGTTCAGAATAAGATAATTTAGTTATTTGCAATATTGCATTAGGTATGAGATGGCTATCTATGTGTAATACATCTAATAAATCAACCCACAACGTCGGCGACAACAAGTAGTGATAGAATTCATGTTGGTAATTATCCGCCTTGCTATAGTAATACGCCAGCTCTTCTTTAGAATAATGCTTTGGTATACTGTGACAGATCAGATAATCAATAACTCCTTTATTCACCTCATGTAGAAGTGCAGGAAAATTTATAGCCTTACAAAGAACGGTTGCTTGAGGTTTTCCAGGCTGGTCAAATTTTATTTCATTAAACCCCTGTGTTAATTGTTGCCCATTTTCAATTGCATTTTGAATTCCTTCAGGGTTCATCATCCAAAATTGGAAATTGATTCCTGCTGTGAACTCATCATATAATTCCACCAGCTGTGGATTCATCTCATCCAGTTTATCTTTGACCAGGTAGTAAACTCCTTTCCAAATATGCATTGAGGATCCATGAACCAGCCCGTTTAAAATAACACGCTTTTGAATCTCATCTCTCATGGTGTTCTTTTGCTCCAGGCTGAGTTCTAAGAACGGTTCAGGATTATTATCTTGTTCTGTATCTAAATGAATCCTGGGCTCAATGAACGCCTTTAAATCGACATGTTCAGGAACATCATAAAGGTCTCTGATTATTTCAACTGCTAGGCTCTGGAGATCTGCAACAAATGGTTTCTCTTTTCTGGAGATATATTCGAACAGGCCCATAACTTTTAAAAGAACGTCGGAGGGTTTAATCTCATCTCCGAATCGGCGCTGGAATAAATCACAAACTGATTTAAATTCTTGTCCAGCCAGGTATTCAGGTTTATAGCTGTATACATTATTTGCATCCAAGGAAAATAGTTTAGCATCTAGTTTCTTTATTATTCCCCTGTTTGGAGTATAAGGAAGATTCTGGATTGTCTTAGAGAATTCTTTATTGCCTATGTCTATTTTTGCCATTTCAGCAAAGATACGATTTTATTCCTTTAAGCCAAATTTCAATTCTTTATATCCTGCTGGTATTTCTTTTTCCATAGATATGATGTTGCGAGCCCAAGAGCCGATTAATCCTTTTGGATCTCTGCCTCTGAAATCTCCACCGCCTCCACCGTTTCCTTCTGCTGTTAACAGGGAGAGAGGATGAATTTGATATCCGTCTTTCTCAGGAGACTTTGATTTATCCACATATTGTTTTGTGGTATGATTCACAACAAACTTATATTTGCTTGATTGTGCTAAGGTTAAAGCTTTTGGACTTTGAATCTTGAAAGATAATTGTTCTCCTTCTGTTCTTTCTTCATCAGACATTGAATATAAATTATCTTCAGATCCTTCTTCAGGAGCTGCATAATCACCTGCCCAAACAATTGGTTTTTTATACCAAGCACCGCCAGGGATTAATAATTTCTCAACACAGTGCATGAGTTTGTTTTTAACGTAGGAGTGTTCCATTAATTTCAGGCCCTCACCTATCATGAATGATTTACCGTCATCACGTGTGAATTTTGATTTAACATCGTGGCTATAGATCCATTCAATAGCTTTTTTGTTTTCGATTTGGCAAGGTTTATAATATTGTCCGATAATTTTAACCCTCTTTTGGATGGGCCCTCATTTTAATTGTTAAACATTTATTTACTTATACTTGTATAGACACATTTAAATTAAAAACTTAAAAATATTTCCACAAATAATTTCCTGCACTTTTTCTTTTGTTAACACATACTTCTCTAATATGACCACCGCTTATTTTTAATTTCCTTGAAGCTTCTTCTGTGGATTTCCAGATTTTAATTTCATTTCCTTCTCTATCCAATTGAATTACTTTTTTAGAAAGTCGATCTGATAGTTTTTCTTTTAAATTTTTAATTGGATCGACTGTATTTGATTTATAATTTTTTACAATATATCCTTTTATTAAGTGATTTTTGTTTATACTTAAAGACAAAGAAACTCTTTTAACCTCTAAAAAATCAGCACAATCTATGTGTGCATCGAATTGTCTAAAAAACGTACCATCTTTTTTATAGAGGAAAACTGATTTTATAGCATTCTTGTCTCTGAAGCCTACCATCCCATCTCCACCATCAGTCAAATTAACTAAAGAACCTTTTTTATTATCAATTTTTTTGCCGTAAAACTTTATTAATTCTTTTTCTTTGTTTTTTATCTGGTCATGGTCATCACTTTCAAAGATAATATTTATAGAATATTCTGTTTTAGAAGTTATATTATTCCAAAATTTACTTCTATATCTGCCTTTTTGTTTAGATCTAGAATAATCTTTCGAATTATTATATTTAGCCCCTATGCCAATATAGAATATTTCATTAGTGTCTAACCTTAAATGTGAGTACACATAATACTTACCATTTAAATCTGTTGTCTTAATTATAATCATGTTTTTAATTATAAATATACAAAAAAATTATAGTTTATAATACTGTCCCATGTTGTTATTTTTTAAAGTTTATATATGAATAGAAAGGTTTATAGGGAGAACTTAAAAATTTCTCAAAAAAAAAGAGGAGATTTAATTCTCCTCTTCTACATTTGATACTTCCGTTATTTTTGTGTCGATTCTACCGACAAGTTCGTACAGTTCTTTTTCGAGCAACTCTCCCTTTAATGCTTCAAGCAATGTTGTTGTGTTGTAGTAATTATCATTTGCAATAGCAACTTCAACAACTCTTTCTGGACTTAACTTACTAAGCAAGACAGCTACAATATCAGAGGCAAACTCCTCATCTTCACAACTACCATACATATCAATCAAATCCGTAATATCATATCCTTTAACTTCTGTAGCAAGGATTAAAGCTTTAGGGCTTCCGCCTTTTGGTACATTTTCTTCTGTTACAATACCTTTTTGAAAAGTTAATTCACCGCAGTTATGTCCAAAGTCCTCATCAGCATAGCGCACAAATAATTTAACTTTTGGAAACATTTCAGAAAGCTTTTTGATAATAGGATATGGAGTACCCCATGCTGTATTGAAACTGAACGAATCGATGCTTTCCTCTGTTTGAGAATAAGCATTCCATTTTGTTCCCCACTTATCGTTGCACCAAGAATACCAATCCTTATGACCGTATTTCTTTATGTTGTCAAGAGCTTGTTGACCAGTAACCAGATTAGCACGATTTTCTTTCAAAAGATAATCCGTCAATGTGCTTATATCTTTTATTCCTTCAGCTTTAACCCAAGGCCAAGATAACATGTTTGTTAATTCTGCTGAATCCCCTGTTTTTCTAAAGATAAGTATCGCCATTCCGTTGTCTGTAGAAGAACCCGATTCTATACGTAACTCTTCTGGCATTGGAATAATCTTATTGAAATCGATTATGGTCCCAACGTCGTCATCTTCTTTTCCGTCCGCAGTTGCATCAGGTCGAATTGCGTTTCTTAAGGCGATGATATCTTCCTTGGCCCCTTTTAATTTTATTTGTGTTGTTACGTGATTAGGCATGATGTATTGTTTTTATATTAATATATAATGATTAATAGGGAGAACTTAAAAACTTTTATCCTTTTAATTCAGTAATGTTTTTGCCTTGTTTAACAGAGTATGCTCTTTCCTTTTTATCAACCAACCCTTCTGTATATTGACGAACAACATTCATAAGAGTTCTCAATTGTTTGTCATCAAGATTTTCTTTTAACCCATCAATTTTGATTGTAATAGGTTTTGGCTTTGAAACTTTCTTTGCAGCAGTTTTCTTCTCAGTAGTTTTTTTATCAATCAAGAATACTACATCAGTCTGCATAAAATTGCTCTTGCTTTGTGGATAAGCATATGCCTCACAATTTTCAGGAGTAATTTCTTTTTTAGTTCCTTTATAAGGCTCAGTAAACACTTTATTGTTTTCAATATAAATTTCACCAACATCCCCTGTTTCTTCACCTTGCCAAGTTACCTGTCCGTTTAAGACATAACCATTTGGTGCAAGTATTTTATGAATGAGATAAACCAACCATTCAGTATAGTAATAGAATTTCCCACCACCATCCCACACAATTTCTGTCCCATCTTCATTTGGAACCCATTGACACCATAATCCTGGTTGAGTTCTTGGTGGTTTGTTATGGTCAATAACATCAGGCATTGTGCCTTGACCTGAATTTCCTGTGCCTTCAATGAAGAATTCACCTTCAACACCAAACTCTTTTGATTGTTTGCGTGCCATTCTACGAGTTCCTGAGAACTTTGTGATGAAATCTTTCATCTTTTCTGATAGTGGCTTGTTTAATTCAAAACTGCCATCGAAGTCTGTTGTATATCCCATATTTGTTTTTTTATTAATAGAATGATTTGTTTGTGAAACTTAAAAATTAAATGTGTGGTAAATATCTGCTTGGCCCAGTCTCCATATAGTACTTGCCATCCTTTTCTTTGCGAACCATTTTAAACCCCTCAATAATATCCTGACAAGTTTGCTTCGCACCATCATTTCTGCCATCAGTCCGATAACCCTGGTCTGCTGCAGCTTCGATTGTTTCCAGAAATAATCTGATTGTTGATTGTTGTAAAGTTCTGTGCTGGTTAAATAGAGCTTTAATAAAAGCCTTTCTGTTCTCATCACTGAATGTGTTCACAAAATCTGTGATTGTTTCTGCTAATTCTTCTGGTGTTAATCGTTTCATGTTTGTGTTTTTATATTATACGTAAGGATAGAATAAAGATTACAGGAACTTAAAAATTAATATATCCAGGTCTCAAGGATTCTTATTTCATATTCCAACCCGTCAATGTTAACCAGGAAATCTTCATATGGAGAGCCAGCGAACAGGTCAGGAATTTCCGTAAGCTCTATATCCATAACATCGTAATGTTCACATATAGCTTTTGTAAGTCTTTCTATAAATAATTGTTTGCCGACTTTGTTGTTTGTTACATTATCAATTGTGCCGATCATTGGAGATTCATTATCTCCTAATTCTATAATTGTGAAATGTTTCATATTGTTTTTATTTAATAGAATGAAACTTCTGGGAAACTTAAAAATAAAAAGGGAGAGCTATTAACTCTCCCAATTTACCCGTACCAAGATCAAGTCTTGTTTGTGAGAAAGGCGTGGAGTTGAACCAGCGACACAAGACTGTTCAGGTCTTTGCTCTACCACCTGAGCTACTTCCTCATTTATTAAAGTAAATATAATAAAGGGAGAGCTTAAAACAAAATATTTTTTAATTTTCTTCTTCGAATTCTGGTTCGTTAATTTCTTCTAAATAACCTGCTGCCTCACCGAAAGTATCCCACATTTCAGGGCGATAGCATCCAATAAGTTGTGAAGGTCTGCCTTCATTTCCAGAAGGGAATATGAATTTGCTATTGAAAAAACCTTCTTCAGTCATTTGTCCTTTGATATTCACAAGGTTATCAAAAGCTAAGGCCGCTATTGTCAAGTCATGAATTCTGTCATGGCTGTGTGCGCCGTGTCCAAAATAATTGCCATAAGCAAGATGTTCCTGGAATAACTTATAAGCCCTGTCATATCTTTCTTGAAAGTCTTTTCTTCTATTGCCTGTGAAATTCTCCAATGGTTTGCCGATTGGATTAACATTTCTTTTTGAGAAGCTTTTTGAAGCTGCAATTATACTTTGTTGTTTTGGATCAATTTTACATAATTGGTGAATTCTTTTAACCACTTCTGTATGGCCAACAACATCTCTGAAATAATTATTTGCTCCTCCAGAATAATCTTTCATATTCTTTATGGTGCGATATAAGAATGTGCATCCACTATGATTAAAAGCTCCTTTTGAGATGGTGATATAAATACCCATAACATCATTAAACATCCCCATAAGATGGAGGTCACCTGAAACCGCAATTCCGCCTGCATTAAAACTAACTTCAAATTCTCGAAGCTTCAGAGCGCTTGCCAGATGTTTCATTGCTTTAAGACCTCTTTCTTTAAATTTGTCTTTTGCAGATTGATCATAAGAAAGGTCATTATACTGTACGAATCTTATAAGTCTTGCCAATTGGCTTGTGCTTGTTGTTTTCATGTTGCTTAATTTATATGAATAGAAATTATTTTAAGAAAACTTAAAAATGTATTTGTCTGAATCTGAAGTTTTTATAAACTGACCGTATTCTTTGTCTTCACCTCTAGATTTAATTTTAACATAATGCATGCCCGTGGTTGTATGTTTTTCTTCTGTTTCGAAGTTAAAGATTGAAAGTAATAGTCTCATCTCAAGTTTATCAATTGTTCTTCTGTCAGTGTGAATTCTCATTACCAATTCTTTAAAGTCTTTGCATTTTAAGAATGAGTTAATTTTTTCGCAAGCAGTTAAATAATCTTCAGTGTCGTCAATCAATTCGTTCAAGCGCTGAAAAGCATATTCTGTTTGTTCTTTGGTGCCAATATTCATTCTGCCAAAACTCAATTGTGAGTTGGCCACATCAATCCCGTATGTACCGCTGTCAACAAATACCAATACAATAAGGCTATCCTTTTTGTATTTGTGTGTTTGTTCTTTTATTATTCTAAATCCTCCGCTCATATTAAACCGTATTGTTAATGCGCTCTTTTCTTTGATAGAAAGGAAACTGTGTAAAACTTAAAAAACTTTATTTTTAAGTTCTGGTCAGAAACTTTCTATTGGTTGGCACTTACAGATCCAGGAAAGAAATAAAAAAAAGGAGAATGATCTCCTCTTTTAATTTATTTAAACATTTCCATTTGAGTTCCAATTCCTGTGAAGTCTGCAAGTTGCATTTCGAAAACCTCATCAATGAAACCTCCATACTGGTCTAGCATATCAGGATGATATAACCCGTCTTTATCAGCAACCCAAAAACCTTTCTCATAATCTTCCTTAATGAGCTTGGCTAGTTCTTTATGGTCTTTTTCTGTTGAGGCTAATTTTGGTTCGAACTGAATTGACTTCTCGCCGAACTTATCATACCAGTCTCTGGCCATCCAGTGTCCATCAGGGTCATTTCCGATTGATTCATTCTCTAATTGGAATAGTAATTCAGCTAGACCAATAAATTCTTTCATTGTGTATTTTTTCATTTTAATTCTTTTAAGAGTTTTTGATATTTCTTTGTATTCATCCATTTAATAACTGTGGTCGCATTATGTCCGATATTTTTATCTCCGCTTACAGGATAATCAACCAGGATATAATCAGGCTTGTCAGAATTAAAAGACGCTGCCTGGATTATGCCTCTCTCTTTACGAAAGGGGTTATAAAAATCTATGCCGCTACTTATTGCAAATACTTTGTCCATGTTTTAATAGAATGATTTATTTGCGAAACTTAAAAATACGATCAACTAATTCCTGAGGATTGGTATGAAACAAGTGAACTGCATTCACCATTGGTATAGCAACCGAAGCGTCCTCCTCAATTTCATCCAGGTGATAATAAACCACATGAATAGGATCCTTGGTCTCGCCTTTGTCGATGTAAATTCCTACACTTTCCTGGTCGATAGAAATTTCTAACTTTTCTTTTTTTCCGTTTATGATTACTTGTTTTCTCATGCTACCCAAAATATATCTTTAATTTCTTTATTTTTTATTGTGAAATGAACCTCCACATCAATGAAGCGTGTTAGTGATTCATGTTGGTCTGTAATACTTTCAACATGAACCTTGCCGAATTTAACAGCTAGTTCAGTTTCAGGATTTTCAACATAATCCTTTGATAGTTTCATTACTTTAAACTCCTCAATGCCAAGACTTACAAAAAACTCACTAAAGTCTTTTTGTGAAGGATGTTTAGCAATTGAAATAATCTTGTTTTTAAGTTTATCAACCACTCCAAACAATTTAACTTCTTCTTCTTTTTTTAAAGGATAATGTCCAGCCATGTTATTTTTATTTAATAGAATGATTTGTTTATGAAACTTAAAAAGATTATTTTGTTATAAGCAATTCAACTTCACTTGGCGCAACTTCAACGAAACCAAGTTTTTGAATATCTTTTTCAAATTCATATTCAGAAATGTTTTCAAAGAAGTCTGGATAAACTCTTAAGAACCCTCTCATTGTGTCAATGAAACAATCTACCATAACTCCCATGTAAGTATTGCTTATACTGTTATAGGTGTAAATAAATGATATAGTTGAATCTCTGTAGTGATGAACATTAAATACAATGTCCTTATTTTCTTTTACGATCTTCGAATAATTTGGCTTAAATTCCATGTTGTTTTTATTTAATAGAATGATTTGTTTGTGAAACTTAAAAACTAAACGTACTGGCACAGCGCTATCAAATGAGGGTGCAGTTCTCTAAGACAGTCCACTTACAGTATCGTGGAGATAACCTATAACTCAATGCTCTGAATTCAATCTTTGATAAGATCTCTTTCTATAGGTTGCTTCATGGAAGTGCCAAGCTTTCGAGTCAAATTATGTCTACCTATGCATTACCTCAGCACTGCACCAGTACGTTTAGTTATTTATTTAAAAACCTTCTCCTCTTTTTTCTTCCTCTTCATCAAATGGACATTCCAGGTCATCAACGATTTGTTCGATGTGTTCAAATGGATTATCCATTAATTTCTCAGACAACTTTGGAACAGCTGCTTCCATAATATCTTGTTCAGTGGCATTCTCATCCACAATTACCCTGGTCAATAAAGACACATATACTAACTTTGCTACTTTTTTCATATTTGAATAGAATTAAATTAAACCAGAACTTAAAAACTTATCTCTCTGCTTTATAAATGATTTGTTTCATTGTGCAATCTGTCAAATCGCTGTCAGGTCGCTTGCCTAAATATACAGGTTGAAATATAGCACCGCCTTTATAGGCATATAAATATCTTACTTCAACCAAGTCTCCAATTTCAGGTACGTCGTAGTTTGGAGAGATAGTTACCTTGCCCATAAATATCCTCTCTGAGCCTTCTATAAGCTCTAAGCCAACACTTCTTTTGGCTTTGGTAATGTTTGCCACAATGAATGTTGCAGTCTTTTGAAACTTGAATTTTAACTGGTCTCCGCCACTTGCTGGTCTACCATGTTTATAAGTAGCATTTTTCTTTTTAAATACAATCCCCTCTTTATTCTCCTTTTTGAGTTTGTCAAATAAAGCTCTTTTTTGTTCTGTGGTATAAGCTGTTTCAACAACTTGAATGTTCTCATCAAATTTTAAAGTTCCTAAAACATTTAACCTACCAACACAAGGTTGGCTTTTCATATCATTGCCATTAAGAGATAGAATATCAAATACATATAATTTGTTTCCGATAATCTCTCCATCAAGAATGAAGTCTGCTGCGTGTGAACGCTCGCCGAGAACTGAATTGATAATTGTATCAGGTAATGGAACTTCTGTTCCTTTTTTGTTCAGACCAAAGATTTTTGGTCCAGTGATAAGCATTCTTCTTTCGCCGTCTTGTTTTTCTTGAGCGATGTATTCGTCGTTTGTAATATATTCTTCCACGTCCTCAATAGTATTAAGGAGCTGTGGAAGAATAATAACTTCTTTAGAAACAACAGTTACATTAGAGAATTCTTTTTTTTTTCGCCTTCAGTGTAACCTTTTCTTAGCTGTTCTTTTAATTTGCTTTCATAAACCTTGTCAGCCTCTTTTAAAGGTAAAGGAGTAGGAGTTTTTGTTCCAGCCGAAAGGTTGCTGCCTCTGCGACCATACTGAAAGTTAACCACAAAGCCATCACCAGATTTTTCTAACTGGATATGGTATTCTTTGTCGCTGTTTCCTTCTTGAAAATAAAGTGATACGTTTTTCATATTGTTTGTTTTTATATAAGGATAGAATGAAAATTAGGGAGAACTTAAAAATCTATTAATTTTTTATCTAATAATTTACTACCACTATTTAAAAGAGAGGCTAAATTATTAATTAATAACCCCATGTGTTTTACACCTCCAAATCCTTTTAATTCAGCTGCGCTAAAACTACTTAAAAAATACCCTAACTGTGAAATATCTGTCGTTAATGCCTCACGTAAAGTGTTGCTTTCTTCGTAATTTGAAAGGAAATCATTTATTTTGCTTTTACAACTCAAGCCTAAATTTTGTAATCTTTGTTCTTGTTCTTTCATATTGTTTGTTTTTATATAAGGATAGATAGAAATTCAGGGAGAACTTAAAAACTTTTAAATTTATTTTAACCCCTGAAAAAGAAATGCTATTGTATCTACATTCCAACCATTGCCAAGAGCTTTATATCTTGCCCCGTCGCTTACCATTGCTGTATGTCCTTCAGGAACGCCTTGAAGTCTTTCGTATTCAGTTGGAGTTAATTTTCTAACTCTACCATCCTGGATAACTTTCTTTTGTTGATTACCTCCACAAACTGCTGTTAAGGTTTGGCATTTATGTTTTGTTGAATTAACACGCTTTAAAATATCATGTCCATTGATTGCAAGTGTGGCGCAAACAACTTTATCATCGCCGTGGAATACAAATGGCTCTTTATAGAAATACTTCTCCGCCACAGTTGGCTCTAATATATCTCCAAGAACCAAGGAGTTTTTTTCTGTTGGTAATTCTAACAATGGAATGTTGGTCCAGTATAATCTAGGACGACTTTGTGCCGAAAAGATCTCAGAATTGATTTGTATAGGCTCCACGCCGAGAATATCTGTGATAACTTGTTCCCATTGTTTTTTCATTACAACATTCTCCAAGAAGAAATACTTTGGCTTCAGTTCTTTTAATAATCGAACATATTCGAAAAATAATTTTGATTTCCCGTCAAACCCAGTATTAGATGAGATGGCAGGTGAAAAGCTTTGGCAAGGTGAACCGCCGATTAATAGATCAATCTGAGGGAGTCCTTGAGCTGTAACCTTGGTAACATCTCCTAATTGAACTGTTCCAGGAAAGGTGTTTTGTGTAACTTTAATAGAAGCTTTCTCGATCTCAGAAGCGAAATATTGCTTCACTTGGATTCCTAATCTCTGTAGAGCCAATTGGCCACAGCTAATGCCATCGAATAATGATAATACGTTTATTGGTTCTTTCATATTGGAATAGAAAGAAGCTTAGTTAGAACTTAAAAGTAATTTTATTCTAGCTCTTTCTTCTTCTTCTATTCTTTGTGCTTCTATTCTTTTATTTGAAGCTCTGATGTACCAAATCCAACGAGAGATATTATTTTTAAAATCTACTGGTCTGGCAACTGTTTTCTCAATCTTTAACTCAGGAATATACTCATCATTTGGATTGAATAATTTATAACGTGTGTACCCTTTATTGTCTTTGTATTTTATCAGTTTCTTACCAACAATTAATTCAATAGCTTTATGTTTGAAAGTTTTGTTTTGGTCTAAACTTTCATTATAAAGATTTCTAATTAAATTCTTATCTCCTTCAGAGATAAATACAAGGTCATCATTTTTCTTTGAAGCCATTACTCTTCCGAGTAAATCTTCATTAATTCTGAATTTATTAAATATTGGCATGGTATATTATTATACGTTAAAATTAATAAATTGTTACATTAATGCAAAATTTTTAGTTCTTGCATATCAACTGCAAATACATATCTCTTGCATCCTCAATGAATTGTTCAAAAGAAATATTTTCAATATACTCTTGGTCAATTCCGTTTTTTTGGTCATAGGTCTTAACAATTAAACCAATATCATCTCTACGAATGGTAATGTTTTGTTCTGTCTTAGATAGAACAGCATACAATCCAAATCCGATTAAAGGATATACGAATGTGTTTTTTGAGGCTTTGGTTGCTAACATAGTTCTTGATTTATAAGAGGATAGAAATATATTTTAAACAAACTTAAAAATTTATTTTGTTTTTGTTGTAACTTTTATTATCTTTGTACGTATAAATTGATAAGAAACAAAAATTTTAACTATTTAAAGATATATTGCGGGTTGGAGAAGGGGTTATCTCGAATGGCTCATAACCATTAGGTCGGTGGTTCGAATCCATCACCCGCTACTAAAAGCCTGAAAGGGCGGACACCTAAAACTACCCAATTAAAGCTAGGATATACAAACGGGGACACTAGTACAAGTTTAGGTTAAAGAAATTAAAAGAAATGAACAGAATAATTAACATATTAAATGAACGTGAGGAAAGCCAGATGACTGACCTCACTTCGACTATATGTTAATTTAAAAATATAACTTATCAAGTCAAAAGGGTGGTCGCTAAGCGTCTGCCCTTTTTTTATTATGCTCCATTCGTCTAGAGGCCCAGGACGATGCACTTTCACTGCATAAACACGGATTCGAATTCCGTATGGAGTACAAATTTATCGTCCGTTAGACTAGCGGTTATGGTCGCTGTGCTTTCACCACAGTGTTTCGAAAGGAGCTCATGGGTTCGAATCCCATACGGACGACAATTTTAACATATTTATTTGTATGAGTAAAAATTGCGCAAAATGTAACTTGCACTCAACATACGTCCGTGTACATTTGTTGGAATGTGTGTAGGACTGTCCTCAACAAGTGTTTTGCTTAGTGCTTTATTTTCTTTTGAGTAAGCACCTTTGCCGTCCAAGTATGTTTTGTCAAGTGGGGTTGATTTTCTTTTCATATTAATATAGAATTAAAACAGGGAGAACTTAAAAATTAAAGACCGATTCTACAATCTTTTTCAATGCTCTCCTCAAAATTTCCATTGATAATAGCCTGGTCCAATATCTTATCTTCAAACTTATTCCAATCACTTGGTTCATTTGTAAATTGAGCATTGGCAAACAAATCATTCAACTCATCAGTATTAACGTCTTCGTTGCTACCGTCATAAAATCCCAAGATTTCACATAACTCATCTAAAGTGTAATGTTTCTTTAGAATTTCTTTTTTCTCTTTGTTTGATTGCATATTGATATAGATATTAATTCAGGGAGAACTTAAATAAATTCCTTATATTCTTTTAGGCGAGTTTCTAAATGTTTTAAACTGTTTGTTGAATTGGTGATGAATTCATCAGCTTTATGGCTTGTAGAACCATTATAAAAAGTCTCCTTAAAAAGGACATATTTATAATACGTGCTTTTATAGCCTGGAGTGTTGCTAAATGAACCCTCTCTTTTTCGATCATCCTTTCTACTGAAGGTATGATAATTGTTCTCATTTCGTCTTTAAATTCCATGATTGTTTTTATATATGAATAGAAATAAAAAAGGAGAAACTTAAAAATTTCTCCTCAATTTTTTTACCAAGATGCTCGATAATAATAGTCGCCTTCTTCTTTTAAGAGTTCCTCAAGTAATACAATAGTTTCTTTCACATCCTGAAAGTAATACTCATCATAATCAGTTCCGCCAAAAAAGAACCCGCTTGCAGTTGGCAATACTTTCTTTGCAGTTTTTGCATCTGCAGCAGCAATAGTTTTCAAAGCATCAAGCAACTCTTTAAGTTTTTCTTCACTTACATAAGTTTCCTGACATTCATCTCTGCCTCCTTGACAATTTTGAACGAACCAATTATGAAGTGCATTGAATTTTCTCCAATAACCAACTTGTTCAGTTATTTCTGAAATTCGTTCAGGTTTAATATCCTTGCGAACCTTACCACCCTTCTTAACAGTGATTTGATGTTTTTCTTCTTTAGACATATGGTTCCAATTCTTCACATAAGTCTTTTTGTGCAAATACATATCTAATCCCATGATTTCTTTTTTTTAATTGTTTATATGTTTATAGAATAATTTATAGGGAGAACTTAAAAATTAAATTTCTCTGAAACGACAACAATCTTGTAGGTCTGCCAAAGGTATTCTGCCATATGAAGCAGAGCTATAATAACCTTGACCTTCATATCTCTTTGCCCATTCTTTAAAAGACGCAAGGGCTGTAGCCATGTTCTTATATGAGCTTTTATCAAACTCGATTGTAAACCCATCAGGGGAGATTACTTCAACTCGTTTTTCTTTTATTTTTGTCTTTGCCATAATTGTTTGTTTAAATAATAATTGATTTGTTGTTGTTGCTATTAAGACTTTTTTCATATAAAGATAGAAACAAAAAAGGAGAAACTTAAAAATCTCTCCTTTTAATTTTATTTATCTGCTTTTTCTGCAAATGCCATAAATTCTTTTATTGTTGGCAATTTGTCTAGTGAGAACTTTTTGATAAGTCTTGGAGGAAAATATTCCCCTTTTTTGCTATCCTTATTGTATTTGGCAAAGCGATTATTTTTTGCCACAGGATGTACATTAAATCCTTTATACACCTCAAAAGTTTTCTTGTCAAGGTCAATAACATATGCCCACTCACACATTAATCCATCACCCACGAATTCTTCGTTATTGACAAGCCCAAGCACTTTCTTTTTGTAAACCATTTCCAGTATTTGCGCACCTGCATCTCTGCTTAGGTATGGATAATTTTCTGTCCAATTTGGATCAGCATTTACTTTTTCCACTTCTTTGTCTGTAAGCCAACGAAGTCCTCTAATTTTCTCTGTGAATTTTTTTAAATTAAAACCTTTTGACCTTAAGAATTTCAATGCTGTTAAACCTTGTCCTCTTGGATACCCATCCCATTGTCCATATTGTGCAATTTTTGTTTCTGCACTTTCAATAACCATTGTTACATTTCTTGTTCCCATTTTTCTAGTTTTTGTTTGTTATATGAATAGAATGATTTATCTGTGAAACTTAAAAAGATTATTTAAGTGTTGGTACGTGAACATAAGATACCCAAAAATGTTCCAGGTTAATTTGTTGTTCGTTGCAGTCCTCCATAAAATTATTCATTTCATATACAAGTATTTCTAAGTCATCGAACGCATCACCATTACCTTCATCTCTGCCAACACCATTGCTCTCAACAATTTTCTTTACATCAGCAATAGAAGGCAGTCTTTCTCCTTGAATTAAATTTGCAACCTTTCTACCATTTGAGTAGCGGTCTACTGGTATTAATACCACCCTGACTTCATATTGTGTTTTCATATTGTTATAGAATTAAAATTAGGGAGAACTTAAAACTTTAATAAAGGTATCAAGTGATTGTTGAAAGAATCATCCGAACTATCAATGGTATGGCACATTCTTTTTAATTCCTGACAAGCCTTCAAAATCTTTCCTGAGCCACCAAAAGGGTCCAGCACCCAATCTCCAATCTTTGTCCCCTGAGCAACCAAAGTCTTAATCATTTCATAAGGCTTTGAAGTAGGATATTCTCTTAAGTCAGGAGTTAATTTAAAGTCCATTATCCATTGGTCAAGATTTTCAACCTTGCCTGACTTACTAAATACATAAATATGTTCCTCAGGCATCAAATACTTGCCCATATTCATGCGATTACCATTGCTCCATAGCTTTGTGTAGCTACCAATCTTATCGCATTGCTTAAGGCTTGTCTTATTGAATTGAGACATATATTTGTCATGTGCCGACTTGCTTGTCTTTCCTGAGGTGAACATGAATAATAAAGGACTTACATCAGTTTTTAAAAGTCCTTCAAGTTTTTGAACAAATGTTCCAAATTCCTCAGGAGATATTGTGTCTCTAGCAAATAAATTTCTATTGCCACCTTTTTGACCTGCAGCTGAATATGGAATATCCAAGAAGATAAAATCAAATAAGTCCCCTTCTGAACTTATCCTATCAATAACTTCAAGGGAGTTTCCATGTTCGATTATTGCTTGCTCCGATACATATAAGCCTTTGCCCACACGTTGAATGCCTTTGCCTAGACTGTCATATACTCTCCCTCGAACAGTGGTTTTTGCGATTTCAGGAAACTTTGTATAGATTTCCTGCATTGTCATTTTATCATTGCTATTATTTAATAGCGCTAAGATTTTGCTTTTTAAACTCATGGTTTGTTTGTTTGTTATATGAATAGAAACAAAAAAGGGAGAACTTAAAAATTCTCCATTTGTTTTTTAACTTTTTATTTAAGGACCTTCACCTTGGTAGGGAGCGTTCGAATTGCAAACCCTGTATCAAAAGCTTGTTGTTTGCCTTTTGTATTTTTAAACTTCAAACCAACAATAACACCTTCTTTGTCTAAGAAACGCAAGTCCGTTTCGTCTCCATCTATAACCTTAAAGCCTTCAAACTTTTTTGGTGGAGTGTCAAATACCATTGCTACCTTAATACCTTTCTTAAGCAACTCAATTGATTTATCATGATTGTATTCTGAACGAGAAAATAAAAGTGAGTAATTTTTTGGCATTGCTTGTTCAAAGCGAAGATGATTTTTTGTATAATCATAGAATTGAACATTTGGAAACAACTCAAAGATATTTTTGTTATCCTTAATTTTAAACTTCTCCCAACGAATATCAGAGGTTCCGTTTAAACGAATTGCCACATTATCATTTTTGTGTCTCTTCTCAATTAAGATTAACTCTCTGTAGATCTGTTCCATAAAAGCCGTTCTGTCTGCAAGAAAATATTCTGTCTTATTTAATCTCGCACGTTCCACGCTTGTAAAGCGACCACGTCCTGCTCCAACTAAACACGAAGCAACGCAACCTGCAGATGCATGAGGACATATGTTAATGCCTTTTGAGTTTGCCGTATAAGGAGACATATACATGATATATGTTATCCAACCTTTTTTGAGACCTTTAATTGTTTTTGCGTCTCCATTGGCATTCAGTAATTTTGTTGGGATGTAGTAATTTGTCTTTTTCATGTTTTGTTTTGGTTTATATGAGTATAGAAAGATATACGTATGAAACTTAAAAAGATTACTCTTCAACTTTATTTTCTATCATGTAGATATACATTTCCATATCAGTCATGTGAAAATAGTCTATATCATTTTCATTAAAAAAATGAATTAACTCCTGTCTGTCAATTTCTCTATTCACTCTTCTAAGAGCTTCTAAGTCAGGTAAAAGTTTGTATATTGCCATGATTTAAAAAAACAACCAGTTTGAGTGTGGAGAGCTATATTATCCCTTTCAATTCCCGATATTGGCTGGTTGTCTATTATATAGAAACAAACATAGGATAAACTTAAAAATAAAAGTTTTTAAGTTTTGATCAGGAAGTTTCTATATGTTGGCACAAAATAAAAAAGGTGCCGAATTATAGGAATAAAAAAAGCCCCTGTTTCCAGGAGCTTCCTAATGATAGTCTACGCATTTGGCACTAGTTGCATAGTGGCAACCCATTTGCGGACAGTATCGACCCGCCGTTAAACCTTACATCGACTTATCAATTTTCTTGTAATTCTTTGTGCTGTTCAGCCAATTCCAAAATTTCGTTTAAAACATCTGTCTTAAGGTCTTCGTATTTTATGTAATCCGAACTAGTTTCGTTCTCATGGACATAAATAACAGCTTCTATTTTATGAAGTTCAAAACGTTCAGCGAGCATACAAGTATCTTTTCCAAGAGTTTTAATGACAGGACTTGACGTTGCTTCAACATCAGCAGTTGTAAATCCACCATAGTTTTCTATGATAGTTTTAATTTTTTTGATTATGTTTGCTTTTTTCATATTGTTATAGAACTAAATTTAAGGATAACTTAAAAAGTCAATGTCATCACAAAGGATTAATTGATATCTTTCGCCGTCTTTACCAACCCATCTCTCAAAGCCCACATTTGTCCCAGAAGGAACTTTTTTACCTGTAGCTTTATAGATATACTCCTGAAAATCTTCTCCATCCTCAGCCTGAACTATGTTCTCTAATGGGACGATCCTTTCTATTGTTTTGCTTGTCATAAAATTATCCCTCTAATTCAACGTTAATTTCATATTCCTTTTCGCCCACATAAACTGTGCAACCTATTTCAGCAGCTTCAAAATCGAAGGCATCCTCAATATCCACATCACAATCAGAGCAATAAAATTCAGCTTTTAATTTGTCGCTTTTTAAATCTTCTTCTGTCAGCTTATAATTATATTCTTTGCCTTCTTCAAAAGTATCAAGGTCAACAAATAATCTAGCTGAGAATTCAAAATTCTTTCCTTTCTTTCTAGGATTTGTAAAATCTGTGTTATCAGCGTCCAGAATGAAATTTCTGCCGCCAAGGCTTAATGTTAATGCCCCTGTGTTTAAAGAGAAACCATTATCAGGCAATGTCTTTAAAATTGGAATTGATACAGAGATTTCCGCAGTTGTTGTGTCTTTGTTTAGCTTGCTCATGTTTATTTGTTTTATATGTGAATAGAACAAACTTTAGGCAAAACTTAAAAACCCATAATTTTCTTTTTGAGTTCAATGATTGACTCCTTCTCATTTATAATGTCCATTATTAAAGAAAGAGCATCTGCCGAGTCCAACTTCCCTTTTGAACTGTATCTTTTTTTGACAAAGGCAATAACTTCTGCTCCAGAAACATTACCGTATAAAACTTTGTGAGCATCTTCTTTGGCCATCATTTGTGAACCAACCAAGATGTGAGTTATTTGGCCGTCTTGGCCTCTTTTTACTGTTTGCATATTGTTATAGAAATTTTATTTGTGAAACTTAAAACAAATGGTATATGATATAATCATCTTTCTTGCCTTCGTCTTTTAAAGACTTAATTTCATCTTTAAGAGTTTCTATTTCAAAATCATCCAAGCCTAATTCATCTGCACTTTCTAATGCTTCTTCTAAAACATGAAACTGAGTTTCAATCTGTCCTCCGCCATCACTTTCAGTTGTATCATCGTGTTTCATTATGAAATCACCTAATTTACTTTGACCTAACTTAAATAGCGTTTGTTCAGTATATTCAATTACCTTAACTCTGTGCGCTCTAATTCCCATGATTATTTGTTTTTTAGTTTATATATGAATAGAATGTTATTTGATTGAAACTTAAAAGTATTTTATTTTTGTCCAAGCAATAGGAGTTATTTTATATCCTTTACCATCGCTACCAACAACGAACAACCCCTCATTATCATAAACAGGATATTCTTCTCCTTTGATAAATTTGTCGTTTACTGAAAGTTTTGCTAATTGTCCTGTGAATTTATCTCCTTTAAACTTCATTGTGCCTATGGCAAATAAAGGACGCATTGGAAAGTTTTTTGGTACAGCAGGAAAAATAACTCTTAATTGTTTTTCTGTAAGATAATTTCTTTGTGGAATAACCATTGATATTTCACTATCAATACTTAGATTATGAGTTACTGCCCAAGTAAAGATTTTATGCACTTCATTTACAGGAGTTGTAAATCCATGAGGGAGTTTTTCTCCTTTGAATATCAATTTGGCCGCATCTGTTTGAGGCTTAATTATTGCTTGCTTGCCGTTTTTTGTTATAATGATGTCTTTCATGTTTGTTTGGTTTTGTATATGAATAGAATGATTTACAGGGAGAACTTAAAAACTTTACATTGCTTTATTCCATTGCCGATTAACAAGGTCATAAAAATCCAGGATCTCCTTATCAGTTATCCACCCATCAGCAAAATCATCATTTGTCAAATCAGAAACATGAACGTTCCTGAACTCAACATTCTTCCACTTCATTGTTTGCTTTGTGGATTGTCCACCATCCTTCTGAATGATGTACATTATTCTTTCAATCATTAAATGCTTAAACATTGGCTTTTATTTTAACGAGTGTATAAGGTCTGTCCCAACATTCTCTAATCCATTTCTTTGCAGATGCAATACTTTTAAATTCGCCAGTTAAGATTTCTCTTCTAGAACCATGCAGTCTTATTTTGCATTTTTGTGCTTTCATATTGGTATAGAATTAAATTAGATGAAACTTAAAAATTATTATCGACAAGCCAATTAATTACTTCGTTATCGAATTTTATATTCTCCTCTTCATCCTCAATATCAGGGATTTCTAATCCAACGATTGAGCCTAAGCGCTCCCCATCTTTAAATACTTCGACTCCACTCAAATCAGGGTCTACATCAGTGAATGATTGGCATTGATATTCATCGCCAAATTGGAATACAGATTTTTGATTTTTCATATCTTTTATTTTTTAATTTCACGTAATCCACAAGGGACTAATTTAATTTTTGGAAATTGTTTTTCAGGAGTCCAAGTTTTAGCTTCTCTTTCTTCTAGCCAATAAGTTGCTTCGTTAATATCTTTTACAAAAGTTGTAACAAAAGTGCCTCCAGTTTTCTTTTTATTTGTACTTATTTTTAGATAAGTATTATTTATTTTATAGACGTAAAATACTGTTTTCATATTGGTATAGAAATAAAAAAGAGGGGAACTTAAAAATCCCCTCTTTTAATTTGTTATAATTTAATTCCCAATTTCTCCAAGTTCGTATTTAAAAATACTTCTCCTTTTTTAAACTCCATTTTATATTTGTTAATGTACGTTTGTAATTGAGCCAAAGGAATTTGAGATAATGGAACTTTAAACTTTACTTGTTGATAGCGAAAGCCATTTGGAACACCCCACATAATAGACTTCTCCATTTGCTTCTCCATTTTCTTTTCGCCTTTATTTTTTAACTCAGCTTCAACCAAATCATCAACGAAGTTTATTAAATTCATTTTGATTTCAAATGGCTTACCACTAAGTCCATCCAATACAGTTGGAGGGAGAGATTTACAGAATTCTTCTGCCTTTTTTAGCATACCATTGTTATTTGATGCAGGATGATAATAGGTCTCCCCCCCATGCCCATCATTTTTTGCATGAGCAACTAGAACTCCATTAGCATAAACGTCTGAAACAAAAGCATTTGTTTCTTCACTCATTCTTTCAAAGAATTGGAACTTTTTTAATTCAATTTTCATATATTGTTTTTTTAAGGTTATACATGAATAGAAACAAAAAAGGAGAAACTTAAAATTTCCCCTCTTTTAATTTGTTAAATTTTTATTATTCTGCTGCCCAACCAAAGAATACAAATGTACCTTCTTTTTCGCTTGTAGATTGTTTATAGCTTACTTCTGCAACTTTTGAACCTCCGCCATCCAAAACTTTTTCCATGTGAATAGAGCAACGTGTTTGATTTTTTTCAGCATAAGCACGTGCAACCTTAACTGCATCGCCTTTTGTACGTTTTGAGTCAATGGTTCCGTTTCTGTCTGATACAACAAACTTCAATACCCACTTCTTTGTACCTTTACTTACAATATGTTCAACTTGGCTCTTAACCTTATTTGTATTGCCTTTTGGTTGTTCAATACAGATCGCCAGGCAAGAACCCCATTTTTCTGCTCTGTCAATATTCTTATTGATAAAGGCATTTAATTCTTGTTTACTACGTTTAAATTCATCAGTAACGTCTCTGAAACCATGTGTGGTTGAAATTGTGCCATTGTAACCATCTTGATGTCCGTATTCCTCTCTTGCATCTTCGCAAGCTCTGTTATACGCATCATTCATTGTTTTACCTCTTCTTTTTGTTGTGAAACTACAAGCTCCCATTTTGTTTTAGTTTTTATTGGTTTATATGAGTATAGAATGAATTGTTATTGAAACTTAAAAACTATTTTCCACGTGGATATAAAAATGAAATATCTTTATTTTTTTCTTTGCACCATTGTATTAAAACTTTGCTTGCATTTAAATACTCTGCATGGCTTATTTTCTCAGGTTTAAGACTACCAAATACTTTAACACCCTCATTGTCCCAAAAAGCAGTATAAAGGCTCTTAGACGTTTTAAATGGCTTTGACAAGGTAGCATCATCAACATTAGCATTGTGAAACCCAATCCAAGTAAAATCTTTTAATTGAAAGAATGTGTGGCAATGATTTCCACCCGATTGAAAAGATGAGGTAATGCCGTTTAATTGGTCAGTGTATTTGTTTAATGTTTTATACACTTTTTTCTTTTCATCTTCGTTGAAACCAATTAGGTTATTATCAACCAATGTTTTTATATATGCTTTTTCCATATTAGTATAGAATTAAAATTAGGGAGAACTTAAAAATTATAATGCTCTTACTGAACTCTCAGAAATAATTGTATTCATTTTTGGAGTTTTTACTGTATAGGCATATCCCTTGAATTTTGAGATGTGAGTACGAGCCTTTATGATTATTTCACCCAAGTCAGATTGAGGCATTTCAATGGTTAAAGTCTCTCCATCAAACGTATAAGGCAATCTAATGCTGTTTATGGTTGACTCTAATGTTGTCAAGCCACCAACTTTAAATTCGCCATTACGATCCAGTTCATGGAATATCTTTTCTACTTCAGTGATCTCTCCTTCGTTTTCGCCGTAAAGATTTTTGCTCGTCATCCTTACTTTATCGCCGACTTTATATTTTGGTTGCTTCATATTGGAATAGAATGAAATTTAATAGAACTTAAAAATCAGTTAAACATAAATGAGGATTTGCCTTAAGAACGTCTTTTAACTGTTCTTGTTTTTCTGCAATCTCCTGCTCTACAGTCATTGTAGCTTCCCATATATCAACTTTTTTGAGCATATAGTATGTCAAGTCCCAAACCTTGCGAATTAGCTTCAAGGCTTCTTTTTCAGAATTGGCATGAATGTCATATGCATTCCAACTGCCAGGTAATTGATATTTATAGCGTATCATATTAAGCAATTTTACAACGTTTTCTCACCAATTCATTAAATACTTGTTGAGTTACTTTAAAGTTTCCTTTTGGATGCCTACGACCATTCTTTGTTAATTGGTAATAGCCCTTGCCGAATATACCTGTCCACTTCCATTCCCAGAAATGTTGTATGTCCCCTTTTTCTCCGACGTATTCATAAACAACTTTTGGATGTTCTTTTAAAAAGTCTATGTATTTTGGTGTTTCCATATTAAGATAGAATGAAATTATTTGAAACTTAAAAATTAAAGTTCATCTATTGTATCTAAATACAAAATAGAGTCATTTAGAGTGATGTACTCTCGTTCTTCCATCTCAGCGTCATACCAAACTTTAAACCATCCCAATTCGCCTTTAATATCGTCATGGAGGCATATAACATCTCCTTTGTGTTCAAAGAATAGATTTTCTTCTGAAGAAATATCAGCGTGTTCAATTGTTTTTATTTTTCCCATGATAACATAGAAACAAATAAAAAGGAAACTTAAAAACTAAAGTTCATCAATATCAACCAACTCTCCATCAACCTCAATGAATTGGAATTCACTTTCATCCTCCCATGCAGTCCAATAAGAGTCTGTCTCTCCATCTGCATACATTTCCTTCCATTCTTTTTTGGTGTAATGTTTATGGAGACATTTATCAGAACAATAATACTCCTCTCCTCCGTTTACAACAAAGCCTTCATTCATGCCTTGTTCACATTCATCGCATTTGCGTGCGTATTTCAGATTGGTTAAATTTTTCTTGCTCATGTATGAATAGAACCAAAACAAGGGAGAACTTAAAAAGAAAAAGTTTTTAAGTTTGGGCCAGAAACTTTCTATTTGTTGGCGCTTAGGATCCAGATCTGAAAAAGGGAGAGAAAACAAAAAACCCCTCCTTGTGAGAGGGGCTTTTCGAACCAAACCAAAACTAAGAGAACCACCACTTAGTGCTATTTATAAAAGAAACATTTTCTTTCAGGAATTTCTTTGCCTTTCCAGGCGCATTTATACATTTCTAATAACTCATCCAAAGACGAACTTTTAAGACGATGACTGCGAAACTTACCTTTCTTATCAGTGTAGTTTACACAATAAGTAACTCCGCCGACAAACTCAATAACACGTGTATCTCTATTGAACTTGCGTTCTAATCTTTCAAATTCTTTTTCAGAGAACACAACATCAGCTGCTTGTATTTTAACAGTCTTTGAACCGTCTTTTGTATTTACTGTAGCTTTCATATCTTAAATACTCTTTGAGTTAATTTTAATCAATTCATCTGCCTTGCCCATTTTAACGAAGTCGCAAATAATATCAACTCCTTCGTTTGTTTTTGGATTAATCCAAAAGAACATTTCAAGACTTTCAATTTGTTCCACTTGCCAACTTGTGCCATGCGTACACCATTTCTTTGTGTGAGTTACGAATGTGTCCCCAAGTTCAATAATTTCTTCTTTATATTCAACCTCAATCTCATCCAAACACACATTGAATTGGATTGCCATTGTGCATTTTAAATCCTCGATTTCACATAGACTTTGTTCGTCTGCATTTACTGAGGTAATAATTTCATTGTTTATTCTAAAAATGGTTCTTCTGATTTTGTGTAACATTTGTTTTTGGTTTATTTGGTTATATGAGTATAGAATGATTTGTTATAAGAACTTAAAAATATTAAGGAAAAGTTCGCCAAGCCTTTTCTATATTCACAACCCAATCCTCAACTTTTTTTGGATCGACACCTGCGCCCAATTTCCTTAAGGCTTCTTTAAAAAGAACTTGTTTAAAACTTCCTGGCATACTAAAATTTACCTCATCAGCATACATGATGACAAGTCCGTTTCTGTGTTCTTCTTTTGTAATTGTTTTTCCCATGTTTATATAGAATGATTTGTTGTAATAACTTAAAAACGTTTTAAGTGAAATTCAGTCCCTCTATCATCAATAACTCGATAGATTATGTTTTCCACAATTAAATCCCATGTCCCCGTAGGGTCATTTTCTTCTTCTCCAGGATATTCATCTATAATGAATTGGATTTCTTCATCAGTTACTTCTTGTTTGATTGACTGTGCAACGTTCTTAACGTCCTCAGGAGTTATTTTTGGTGTTTCCATGATAAGATAGAATATGAACTGGACCAAACTTAAAAAGAAAAACCCCTCATGGACTTTTATCGTCTACCAAAGGGGTTTTTATTATCTAGTTATCTTTATGTGATTAATAAGTAAAGAACTTATTTAGGGATTGTCTCTTGCTCTGTTCATATCCGAGTTATTAGCGGGTAATTTAATTTTTTTAATTGTTGTCACCTTTAGGAAGTATGTTTAGTGCCGTCTCTAATTCTGTTCATATAATATCTTTTTAGGCGTTTTTAATTAATTTACTTGTCAGTGGACAGTTTGTCTTGGGTGATGGCCACACCCTTAAATGTTACTTCTTCATGATTTCCAGGTTTTCGTTTGTTTGTTGCATTAAGATAGAACGTTATTTGGCCAAACTTAAAAACTTTTTTAATCTCTTTGACACATTTCTTTTGTCAGCAACTTTAACTTGCCTCCGTGGTCGCTTACATACCATTTCTTTTCATCTTCTTTGTATATGTAATCAAATTCCTCGCCCATATTAGAAGGAAGTTTATTTTTAAAAGACTTTGCCTCAATGCCAGTTTCTCCCCTGTCTCTACCATAAGCATTTACAACACCTTTAATAGGATTGTCGAATGTATGTCCATCTCCTTTTTTTGGAGCCACGTTTGGAGCTAAAGAACTAATATCGCCCACTGCAATAAGTTTCTTTATTTTTGCTGCAGTCTTATAATGTTCCAATAAGATTGTGCCGTTATTTGAAGGATAGCCATCCCAGTGGCAATAAATTCTTTTGCCATTTCCTTCTTTGTCAATTATTGATATTGTACTTCTTGTTGCCATGTTTTGTTTATTTAAATGAATAGAAAGGTTTATAGATAGAACTTAAAAAGATTATCGTCTTTTGTGAATATAATCCGAACTCTTATCATCCAAATAGCGATTAACTTCTTGGTGCAAAATTTCAGTATCATTGATTTCTTCAATTTTATAATACAACGCATGGTCATATTTGAATAGCTCGTCAATACCTATGCTATGGTCGCCTCCTTTAAATACAGAGCCACTCATAAATTCCTCATCAGGAGTTTGTTTCCTTGACTCAAAGAATTTGTCAAGCAGTTTCTTTTGTTTTGAAGTTAATTGTCTCATGTTGGTATAGATTGGTTTTTGATTGAAACTTAAAAAGATTATGCAGCTTTTAACATTCCTCTAATGTCTCCACAAGGAAGTTCTTTAAAGGTTGGAGTTACTGCGTAATAACGATATACAAACATTTTCTTCTTACTAGGTATCATTACTCTAATGCGAGTGATTAATTTCTTTTCCATAGCAACCGAAAGAAGTGCATTATGACTTTTCTTTCTTTGTTGGTGCCAACATTCTCTAGCAATTTCGTATTCAGACTTGTGAGGATTTGCGATAATGAATTTAACCAAATCCTTTACACTATTTCTTTGTGGTTTGTTTCTCATATTGGAATAGAATAAGATCCAGGATAAACTTAAAAAGAAAAAAGGGGAATTTTATTTCCCCTCTTTATTTAACTTTCAGCTACAAGCAACTTTTTATATTCTTTTTCAGTCAGGTGTCGTGGAGTTTCCAACATTTTTTCTTTCATATCTTTTGGCTTAACAAGTACACAGTCCCCTTGTCTTAAAATTTTCTCAATGTTCCCCTCTGCAACTGTTGTTTGAATTGTCCAAGCAATACATTGAATTGCGTTGATTGTTTTAATGTCAACGTGCCATCTTGAACCTCCATTTGTTTCAGAAACTCTTTTTATGTCAACCCAAATAAGGTATTCTCTTTTTGTTGAGGTATCTTTACATTTTACGAAGTGGCAATTTTCCATTTTTTGGTGGCTTTGTAAGCCTTGACTGAAATATGCACCCTCAACTTCAAAAAGTTCATAAGTATCATTAAATTTACTTACAACAACCTTGCCTTCCTTATCAATATAAGTTGTTGTCTTTTTGATTGTTTGTTTATCAATCAACTTTGGCTTAACTTCTTTTATTAATCTTTCAATTCCCAAACAAAGAATACCAACTCGTCTTTGTTCCAAATTTTCCATCTTTGCGATTTCTTTGAAAGTTAATGGCTTAATGTTGTTCCACTCACCTTTCAATTCTTTAAAAGGACAAACTTCATTTTTTAATTTTAGAAGTCTGCAACCTAAGTCATAAGGAAATTCTGTATTTTCAATTACTATTTTCATTTGTTTTGGTTTATAAGTTTATAGAAATAAAAGAGAGAGAAACTTAAAACTTCTCTCCCTTAAAATGTTTAATCACTATCTTTAAATTCTGTATAGCTATTTCTTATTGATATTTTCAAAGAATTTCCTTTGATTGTTAAAACATCTCCTTCTTCGTTTGTTGTGTATGTAAACCATTCTTCCATCTCCCCATCTTCATTCTCCAACTCAGGAGTGAACTCAGAAGTTTCTTTTTCTATTTTTGCTTTGATTTCTTCTAACAGAGTTTCTTGTTCATCTGTCATAATAAAATCTCTGCTAAAATTCACAACAACATCACTACCCTCACCTCCATTGATATTCAACACATTCTCCTTAATGAATTTAACCATTTTAGGGGAGAGTTCAACTTCCATTTCGCTTGTTTGAGTTTCGCTATATTCACTTTGAGCAGTTTTAGAATACTCAAAATTTTCTTCTTCCTCGTCTAAGGTTATTTCAACCGTTCCACTTTCTCCTTGATAGTGTCCATCAGAGTTTACATAAAATTCAACGTGGTCATAGACTGCATTATCAAAGTAGGTTGTCAATTCCTCACTTTCAACTTCTTCTCCATCTTTGTCAAAGAAAGTAAAAGAGGTATTCCCCATACTATCTCCGCCACAGTCAAATTCCAATGTAGATGAAACTATGCCGAGTTTTTTCCAAATTTTTATTGCGTTTTCCATTTTATTTTTTAGTGTTAAGTTTTTCAATAAGTTCTTCTGCTACTTTTGTTGCCTCAGGATTTTCAACATCCTTTACCCCATTACACATCCAAGCCTGAACTTGCATATGTTTTAAATAATCTTGTGGTGTTGGCACAAACTTCATTCTAAAGTCCTCTGCAACGTGCAACATAGCAATATCAACCGTATCCACTGACCTGCCATCAGAGTTTGTAATGTTATATCCAAATATCTTTGGAATAATTGAATAACAGAACCAAGTGTTGTGAGTAAGTGTACGAGAAGTGTTGTTGTTCATAGATGCCTTTGGGCTATCTATTAATTCGTGGATTGCTAAATAATCTTCAACTTTGCCACCCCAGCGTTTTACGCTTGATTTTGAATGTATTAGTGGATTTGCCATTTGGTTTTAGTTTGTTGGTTTATATGAGTATAGAACAAAAAAAAGAGGAACTTAAAAAATTCCCCTTAAAATTTTAATCCCAAACTTGAGATATAGTTTGCTTAAATGGATTGTATTCCACTTGTCTACCCATAACCCATTCGCCCTTATCCACTTTTAAAGCGTTGTGTTCGCCAAATGAACCATCAGGTTGTTCGTGTTTTAAAACAGTTTCTTTTAGCACTATAACTTCTGCAAAGTCAGGTTGCTTATCTTCCATCTTAAATTCTCCATACAAAGTATGTTGGTTTGCACCACTTCCTTTAAGAATGATTTTATTATTGCTTTTTTTCATATGTTTATTTTTATAGAAATTTATTTAAGGAGAACTTAAAAATTAAACTTTATCGTATTTAATCGCACAGCCATTCATCCCATCAATCATCCCAGATAGCTCTACGCCATCTATAAAGGCATCAGCTTCTTGTTTTGTGGCAAATGAACGTACTTTTTTTGTCTTTAACGAATCTTCGAAGTGAAGTGTTACTTTGTGTGGCTTTTTCATATTTGAATAGAAATTATTTTTCTTGTAACTTAAAAGATTTATTCTGAATTTGCAGTTTTTCTTCTTTGGTTGGTCGATAATATACCTCAAAGTCATCCTTTAAAAATGTGTTTACACAAGGAATAGAAAGTTTTTGATGAATCTCCATAACATCCATACGATTATGATTGTCATCAGGAGTTTTATCCACCACAAGAAAGATTTGATCTTTCTCATAATCTGCCATTGGTGTATGGAATTTTACAAAATCCAGGTGTTTAAATTTGCTCATGGTTGGTTGGTTTATATGAGAATAGAAAGAAAACAAGGGAGAACTTAAAAATCGTCCTCCGTAAATAATTCTTTTTTGCCACCATCTTTTGTGATAGAGAAACACTCCCCGTGCAAACTGTTTTTATCAAGGTAGTTCTCAATATATTCTTGTAATTCAGGATAAATTTTTTTCTTGTCCTTTACCTCAATAGTAAAATTTTCCTCAATTAAACCGTAATTGTGTTGGTCAGGTTCTCCTTCATATTCCACCCCTTCAACAGTGATTATCCTATTGTTTTTAGCGTATGTTTTATAGAACTTTTCAAGAGTGCCGAACTCACTGCAAGTGATTGCTATTTTTAATTCGATTTTTGTTTTTGCTTTCGTTTTCATGTTGATATAGAATGTTTATTTATGAAACTTAAAAATTAATCAACAACGCCACCACCATAATACAAATTAAAACTCTTTGCCTTATAGTCATCTGAATTTAGCCAAGCATTATATTTGATTTCCCAATTGTGTTTTTTATCATAGACAAATTTATAATACGAGCCATTACAATAGCGTAAAGAATTATTTAGTTTATAGAATATCTCAAACAATTCTATTTCAGTATCAGCTTGAATAAGTTCTTGTCTTACAATTTCAGAAGTTTGGTCTTGGTAATATCCACCACCCGATAAATACTTTCCGTTCGCATCATATTTTATTGGATATTGCTTTGTTTTGCGTAAGCAGTCCCAGTAATCTAAAATCGCTTTTAATGGTTTTTTTTGTTGGCATACTATAATAGAAACAAACATTGAGCAAACTTAAAAGAAAAAGTTTTTAAGTTCTGATCTGAAATGTTCTATTGGTTAGCACTTAGAACGGATCTCCAGAAAAAAAGAAAGGCGATGAGAATTAACCCACCGCCATTTAAAGACGGGAACCACCCACGTCTTATTGATAAACCAACCTAGAAAACTTTAATCTTTTTTGCGAAGTGCTAATGCCTCCGTGTATTTTTTGAGGTAATCTTCATATAATCCCTCGTTAATGCCTTTTAAACGATTTAAATGAGGTGCAATGTCTTTTGGTTCTTTCGTTCCGTTTTTAATCCCCATTATTCCGCCTGTGATTTTTTTGATTAGTTGCTCTTGCATAGTGTTTTGGTTTATTTGGTTTATATGGTTATAGAAATAAAAGGGAGAGAAACTTAAAAATCTCTCCCCAATTCTTTAATCTTCTTCTTCAACGTGAACTCCACGTTCTGTCCAAGGATTTTCAGTTACAATGTAACCAATCCGATTAACAAACCAGCACCCAGTTTGAATAACCAAGTCGCCATCGCAATCCACAACAGTCCACACAAGATTTTCTTTGCCTTCTTTACAAAGTGAACGTATGTATTCCACGTCCTCTCCATAAGTTTCGTACATCGTACCTCCATAAGATGCCACGTCCTCGTCATCAACGCTCTTTGGCTGCTTTTTTCTCTCAATGTGATTGATAACTGGCTTATACTTGTCGTAAAAGTCCTCTTCTGAAATTGGTTTATATTCGCTCATAAGTTGTTTGGTTTATATGAGTATAGAAAGAAAATGATTAGAACTTAAAAAATATGATTGAACTTTTTTGGCTCAGGTTTAGGTTCAGACATTTGTGGCATTGCGCAACCTTGTGGCGCAGGCTCACCTTTTATTTCTTTATTCTCTAAAGAATTTAAAAAATGAACCAAGTATTCATTGTTAAGTGTGTGTCTAACAGTTTCAATTTCACCTTGTTTATTTACAAAGTTAGCTCCCACAACATACATTGGATTTCCAGGTGTGTCAGTGATTGAAATAATGCCAATGAATTTGTTTGTTGAAAGTTCAAAAGTTAATCCTAAAAAACTTTCATAGGCACTTTCTATCATCCAATTTTTTGTTACATCCACATTTTTTTTGAACTCCTCGATTATTGATTGAATTAGTATTTTCATGATTGGTTTGGTTTATATAAGAATAGAATAAAATCCAGATAAAACTTAAAACTTTAATTTAAAACTTCAGAAAATATATATGCAGCAGTGTATAATTCTATGCAATGATTAACTTCTTCAAGTTCATTATTGAACTTTGTTTGCATAAACTTTTTGTTTTTTTGAAGTCTGTTATAAATTTCAATCAATATATTGTCAGGTTTCAAAGTTCTTTGTAAAAGCAATTGATAACTTTCGTCAAATAAGCCTTGCATAAAATCAATGTTTGTGATCTTGCCATCTGTTTTCTCTATTAAAACATATCTGTCATAACCTTTGATAGCCGTTATTTGTAATTCTTTCATGATTGGTTGGTTTATATGATTATAGAATAACTAATAAGAAACTTAATAAATAAAATCTTTAAGATGATTTACTGATTTAAGATGATTTACCAATTCTTGTTTTTCGTTTGGTGTTAGAGGAGAACCTGATATCCAAAAGTTTGGATACATACCCATGGCATCTATAGGAAGTCCGTGTTTAGAGTTTTCTTTTTCGAAAAGAAGTAAGGCCGCACCATGACTCCTGTCTAACCACAATTCATATCCGCCTAAGGTAATTTTTTCTCTGATCATATTAGAATAGATAAATTTATAGGGAGAACTTAAAACTTTCTCCTCTTTTTTCCTTTAGCAAATTTCTCATACCATTGCTTATTCATATCATCCCTCTTAATATGAATCTCAGGGAGATGTTCATGGTAGTTTCTAATTGGAATTGGTGGAGGTGCAAACATCTCCTTATTCTTTTGAATGATTTTATCCTGATTAATTTTATCTTGGTCAGCTTGTGGCAAATCCCCCATGCCGATAATCATTATCTCATGTTTTTTGCTCATTCTCGCAATTAATTCAGCGTGCTTTAAACCCGCCCCTTCATCTTCGATAATAATGAGCTTAATGCCTTTTTTGTCAGTTTCCTCTATAAGCTCGCTAAGAGATTTTCCTGAGGGGTTTGTGTTTTCCATATTTTTACGTTTTCAAATTTATAATGTTTTGTACCTTTATCTTCTAAAAAATCAATCCTATTCTTAAATCGCTTATTCATTGTATCAACAACTTTATAAACCCCATCCTTATGCCCCGCTCCTGAAATTTGAACTATGTCCCCATAATGAAACTCTCCGCCCCACCGTGCAATCATATCTCTACTCATTGCAATCCACTTCTGTTCACTTGCCTTTCCAGGAATGATCTTGTACATTCCAGCAGTAACCAAAGGGTCAGAATCACATTGAGATGACACAGGGTAATACATTGTGGCTGTTACCTCATAAGTGTTCACCTTTTTAACTTCAGTGTTTGTACGCTTGAATATGAATGTTTTGAAGGTGTTGTGAGTTAGCTCATTTATGAAAAGTGATAGAGCTATGATGACTAAGGTGATTTTAATTTTTCTCATTGGTTGGTTGGTTTATATGAGAATAGAAAGAAACGGAGGGAGAACTTAAAAATCCCCCTCAGTTAAATGATTTTCTTTCATCAAGCGAATAAATGTTTTACGAGCATTTTTGATGTTTGAAGATACTATACAATACTCATTTACCTTATAAACTTTCCACCCTTTAAACCTCTCCCCCATATCAGCATTGTGATTTACAATAGCAGTAGCAAGATTAAATAATCTATCTGCCTTTAGCTTGTCCATCTCCTCAGGGGAGAGTTTTCTTGGCTCAGGCTCGTTATAACGTCGTTTTGGTGATGAATAGCTTGGCATAGAGTTTCCTCCCATCATCATAGCCATTGCCATCATCATATACATACTTCCTTTTAAACTCATGTTGTTTGGTTTTTATAAATTAATAGAAAATTATTTTTTAGAACTTAAAACTTCATACTTAAATTTGTTTGCCTGAAATTTTACAAGATTACCAATTTCTCTGAATTCTCCGCTTATTTCAAAAACAGGCTTCCAAACATTTGTGCGACTTGTCTTTTGAAAAGTATCATAAGAGATACCGCTTCTAAATTCTAATGGCTCACTTACTTTTATAACGTCCCCTTCTTTTACTTTTGGCTTTGAAGTTCTATTGTTGATTTTCGCCCAACAACGCTCTCTCCAATTCTTTGCCCATGTAGTTGAACTATCGTCGTTATCAGGAAGAGGAGTTAATAATTCTAAAATTCTTTTTGGACATTCACTTTGAACAGGTCCAGCGAATTCACTCATATCCTTATACCCAAAATTATCCCATGTTCTGCTATAAGTAAGCATATAAACAAGTGCAATAACTTCTCCTGTATCTTTCAAGCGAACTGCCATGTAAGCTGTCATTCGCTTTACAATAGCAATATCAAGCAATTCGTGGTTAGGTTCGTGTTTAAAAGCATCTCTGAAATAATCAGAAGGTGAAATGTGTTTTGGTTTATTGAATGTTGTCCAGCCCATTGGTTTATTTGTTTAATTGGTTATCTATTGTAATAGAACTTATTTGAGATGAAACTTAAAAACTTTTCAGCTTTTCATCAATCATTTTAATCCTTCGTTGATAGCTTTCAATATACCCTTGCATATCGTCCATCATAGCGAATTCAAGCCCCTCAACCGCAATCGCTCTCAATTGCTCATAAACTTCCTTATCTGTTGGAATTCTGCCAAGATCCTCAGTCATGTATCCTTTAACTTTATCGAATCTTCTTTGTAAATCTTCCATATTTTGGTTTGTTGGTTTCTATTGTAATAGAACGAAATAACACAGAACTTAAAAACAAAAACTTTTTAAGTTTGGGGCCGAAAGTTTCTATTGGTTAGCGATTTGGGATCACCAGGAAAAAAAAGATCAAAAAAAAGGGGGAAATTAATCCCCTTCAGTTTTTTAACCTTGTCTGTCAGCTTTACGACGCAATGTGCGTTTATCTCTGCCACTCATAACCAATTGTGGACAACGAACCACTGAAGGACGTAAGATTGGTAAACGTGTTGCTGATTCAATTACTGCGATAAAGATTGCTAATAAAATTACTAATGTTTTCATGGTTTTGTTTGTTTTTATTGGTTTATATATGAATAGAACTTTTTTTGATGAAACTTAAAAAATTCTTATTGTTTTTATTACTCTTTTGTCTGCACTTGCATTTATTATAAATGGTCGTTTTGAAGTCCATTCGCTAAATCCAAGTGTTGCTCTTTTAATGACCGCCCATAAAGGCACGTCCTCAACAAAAATCGTTTGTCTGTATATTGGTATCTTACCAAATAAAAGATAATCGAGATAAACAATGTTTTCACAAAATTCTTCTTTATCCTCATATCCACGTACATAACGAAGATGAGTAACTAATTTGCCACAAAGGCGCTTTTTTAATAATATCATAATTATGCTCTATAAAATCTTACATAAGTTAAATCCTTTGTGTATTCAACACGCAACTGATTTCCTGGACCACCCAAGCCCCAATACGCTCCGCCTTTATCATAAGCCGAATCTGAACTCATTGGAACTTTTCTGTCAAAGATTTTTTTGTCTGTTGGCTTTTCTGAAGGTAAGTTTGAACCTCTGCCCATTGGCGCACCGAATTTGCAGTTAACAGGGTGAACGATTTTTGAAATTGCGTACATTTGATTTTGGTTTGTTGGTTTATATGAGAATAGAAAGAAAATGTCAGAAACTTAAAGAATTAAAACTTTATAGTTATCAACTTTTTCATGTTCAATACCAAGCTTTGTTAACCCCTCACAAATGCGAACAGAATCCATGCTCTCAATCATCCAGCCTCTACCAGCTTTTAACCGAGCATCATCCACATCAAGCGCATTAAACGCCTTAAGCATTCGTAGCCAATTCGATTTGCCTTTTTCCTTTGGTGCTAATAATACATCCATATCTTATTTGTTTTTCTTTTTACGTTGTTCATTTGCGTATTCCTTTAGTCTTTTCTTTTCATAGAAATCTAAAAACTCCCCTTTTCTTTCTTTTCTTAAAAGGTCTTTAATTAGGTGGAAATACATGGTCGATTCGCCACGTGTTCTGAATGATTTTAAAATACTTGCTCTCATGGTTGGTTGGTTTATATGAATAGAAACAAATGAAGGGAGAACTTAAGATTTTCTTCTCCCTTTTTCAATAATTTTTGCAGTCAATTCCTTATCCTGATTAGGATTATAAGGGTCTGAAATTTCATAGATTGCAAGTCTGCACATCAAGGCATTTAATTGGTCATCATTTAATTCAGCAGCTCTCTGGCCCACCTCAAATAAAATGTCCCCAAATATCTGCAAAGGAATTCTTAATGCAAACCCCTCTTTTGAGTATTGTGCAATTTCTTTTAAAAGTCCAGGAGTGTTAACTCTCCACTGAAGTCCACTATCTTTTTCGACTTTGTCTTTGAATTGTGCTTTTCGCTTAGGTTCTTTTGGCATGGTTGGTTGGTTTATATTAATAGAAAGGATTTAAGAGGAACTTAAAAATTTACATATCCAAAAAGCTAAATAAGCTTGGATGAATTTCTCTTGCTTGTTTTTCAGAAATGCGTTTGCACTTCTCTCTTAAATAATCATTATGAACCGACGTAGAACCAACGCCTGAGTTTCTTGTGTAAAATACTGCTCCAATGGCATCGTAATGAGCGCCATCTTTATTTATGCGCAATGTATCATCTAACACCGCAACAACGTTTCCTGAGTGATTTCCTGGATTCTTACGAGTCCCTTTATTTTTTTCAGTCTTATTTTCGTATTCTAAGAAAAATTTGATTCCGTTCATGATTTCTTTGGTTGGTTGGTTATATTGGAATAGAAACAATTCAAGGGAGAACTTAAAAACTCCTATAAAGGAAATGCTTTAATGATTGCCTTAATTTCTTTTTTATAGCCCATCATAGCACACTTAATAAAAAACTTACCATTCTCCTCTCTACCAAAACAAGTGCCTCCTAGTTGATTCATAATGATGTCATGAGCCTTTTGAGATACCTCAACTTGTGTATCATACTTCAACTTGAATGGTTGAGGGGTTATTTCGTTCATAAAATTTTGTCTTTCAATATCCATGATTGGTTGGTTTTATAAATTAATAGAAAGATTATTGATTGAAACTTAATAACCCGTAACAATTATTCCTTGTCCTGATACTGATTGCTCACGTCCAAACGCATCCACAAAACGAATGAAGTTTGAACTTTGACTCAAAATTGAGTCTGTTACAAATGTTTGGTGGTCGCCATAATTTATTACCTCGACTGTGTAAAACTTTTTGCCGTGCTTTTTTGAATTTGCATAAGTTACGCCATTTAATGCGAACTTCGCCACAATAGCAATGATTGCTAATGCGAATACTACTTTAAACATTATTCCAAAATTATTCATAGTTTTTTTGTTTTTTTTAAACGCATCATCAAACTCCTTATCAAAATTTTCGAATTCTTTATCGAATTTATCCCAGTCTGTGTGCATTTGGTTTAGTTTTGTTGGTTATATGAATAGAAACAAATTGATTAAAACTTAAAAATTATTCAGCCATTACATGAGCAAATAAAAACCCCTCTCTTTTCATTGTTCCATACAACTCACTCAATTCTTTTTTTTGCTCTAAACACTCCTTAATGATATTGTTATTGCTTGTTGCATAACTACGCTCCTCTAATTTTTTCATCATATTCTCAACATTCCATTCCAAGCAAATAAAAACCTCTCCCATCATAATAGACTTAACATCCATAAATGGTGCATTGTGTTTTACAAATTCAAATGTTGATTTTGAAACACGTACATTTATAAGTTTATATTCGCTGATTACTTTCATGGTTGGTTGGTTTATTGTAATAGAATCAAATCCAGTTAGAACTTAAAAAGTATTTGTTTTTAAGTTTGGCCCCCGAAACTTTCTATTGGTTAGCACTTACAGATCCAGGATAAACAAAAGCGAGTCGGAACCACCCGACTCGCTACCTTTAGAAACCAAGAAACCAACTACACTTTATTTCCCCTTGCTCACCACTTTGTCAAGAATTTTGACGTGGTGAAAAATATGATGTTCTGACTTGCCATGCTCCGCCATGTGTTCTTCATAGTGAGTGCTTTCAGAGTCATTCATATACTCCAATACTTTTTTTAATGCTTTTATTTCTTTTGGTGTTAATGTGATTGTTTTCATATTGGTATAGAAAGATTATTGATTGAAACTTAAAACTCATCTAACACATTTGTCATTTTAATGATATAATCAGAATGACACTCTGACACTTCAGTTATTGCCTTAATCAGAATACAATAGAACTTTTCATTATAAAATTCCATTATGTTTTTTGGAAACTTTGAAGGCATGACATTATTAAGCATATCAGTTAATAACTTATGAGGTTTTCTATATTCGTTCAAATAATCTACTGGACCCCAATGATAATTAATAGATATATTATATGGTTGAGTTTCATCAAAAATTATAAATACCCTTGCATCTATTGAAGAATTTTTTGGTACATAAGAAAATACTCCATCTCCCTCTCCATACTCCATTGGATAGCCTGGATGAATGTGAGTACCCTCAAGTATATTAAGAGCATTTGAAATGTTCTTAAATAACTCTTTTGTTCTTGACTTTTCTAGTGTGGTTGTTTTCATGTTTGAATAGAAAGGAAATGATCGAAACTTAAAAATCTTTTGCAGTTACCAATTCCAATGCCATGTACAATCCCAATGGCACATTGATTTGCATAACATCAACCGAGTTCATCATTTGGTCTGCAATCTTAACGCTATTGAAAAACTCAAACTTCATCTCCTTAATGTATTTCAAACCTGTTTCAGTTACACCTGTTGCTTTTTCTCCTTCATCACCAACAAGCTGACGAATTGTTAAGAAATGGCTTAACTGTTCTTTTTTATGAATGAATATCGAAACTGTGATCATATGGTTATAGATAATTTATTTGTTCAAACTTAAAAACTTCTCCTCATTCAATAAGTCAAACTTTCCTGTCCACCCTTTTATCTTTGTCTCTCCCTCAGGATTACCAATGGCAATAATATCTTCGTTCTTAATGAACTCCCCAAGCGAATGATGCCCATAAAGAAAATGAACCAAAACTCTGTCCTCGTATACCTTTGTGATATTGGTAACTTGTATTTCAGTTGGCTCACCTCCGTGGTAATTAAATCCAAATGCGATAAAATCCCCTTCTTTTAAATCTGAAACTTTTTTCATTGTTGGTTGGTTTAAATGAATAGAAACAAAATGATTAGAACTTAAAACTTTCAAAGTCAATTATTGTCCAATTAATTTCCCCGTTCTCCCAAGCCTCATTACCATCATTCTCAGCGTTCAGTATCTCTCTTGCTGAATCCATTAAGGCAGTCATCAAATCATCCTCAGAGGTGCTATCAGGCACTTCCACGTGATAAGGGTCAGTCCCTATGTATTCGCCGTTATGAACGAAACGTATATCTACTTTATAAACAATCATTTTATTTTTGTTTAATTGAGAATGGAAACGCACCTTTGCCTTTTAAGCAACACACACGAATGAAAGACTTTGCTTTCTTGTCATCTCCACCGATGAACATTGTGTTTGTTCCGCCTGAATAGTTTGCTAAAACTCCGTAGTTGTTTGCTTGTTGAATGAATGCTAATTTTGACATGGTTTATTTTTTTATGGTTTATAATTTAATAGAATGATTTTTGAGGGGAACTTAAAAAGAATTATAATGAAGTTAGTTGACATTTTTCCCAATAAGTAGGTATAGACCTTTCTAATGTTTTCAAAAGTTCTTTACAAAATTTATCTCCCTTTTTTGCTTTAGACAACATAATAAAATGAGAATAGATAGCATTTCTAATAAGAGGGTTTAACTCTTTCATTTGCTCATCAGTTAAATGTTTAACATGAAAGTTCTCTATATTGTTTCTAACTGACAAAGCCAAACATTTTGCTACAAATTCTAATACGACTAATTCATCATCAGACAAAAGAGATAAATCGCTAAGCTTCTTTTTTGTTTTTGCTATATCTTTTTTAAGATTTTTTATGAAGTCTTTTGACATGGTTGGTTGGTTGGTTTAAATGAATAGAAAGAAAAATCCAGGAACTTAAAAAATTATTTCTTAACCTCAACTCCCATAGATTTATAATACTCCTCACTCGTTAATGGCTTGGCATATGCTCTATGTTTGCAGTCAGGACACTCATAAGAACCATGAAGTCCAATTCCAGCTTGCCACTCTCCAATGGTTGCATATCTTCCGCATCTGCATCGAGCGTGTGAGCTTGGCATTAAATTGTTGTTGTGTTTACTCATGGTTGGTTTGGTTTATCTATTGTAATAGAATAAAAAAAAGGGAAACTTAAAAAAATTTCCCTCTCCCAGATAAACAAAAATTTATAAACCCCTCTCCCTCAATTCTCAAACATTGGAACCGCCACATCAATAATAACAATATCACAATGATGGTCAACCAAATCATCTTGACGATAATTCACAATATCTCCCTCCACAAGCCCATTATCATCCAAAACACTCCCTCCAATAGCAAACTTCTCCCCAGTCATAATATCCTTTAAAATGTGAGTTAAATCACTCCAGAGAAAATTAATCTCTCCCTTTTTGGCTCTTAATAGAATTGCTTTTTTCATATTGGTTGGTTTCTATTGTTATAGATAAATAACCCACCAAAACTTAAAAACTCTCCCTTTGCCATTTGCCCACCTTTTTGGATCTACACAAACTCCCACCAAAAGCGCTAACATATAGAAACAATAAGCCATAAACTTAAAAACTCTCCCCAATATAAAGTTATAAACATTCTGTCAACAAAAAAACCCCAAGCGATCTGCAAGGGGTTTTTAAAACTTAAAAAGAAAGGGGAATTTTAACTCCCCTCACTTTATTAATCTTCGATGATGTAATTTGTACCTTTGAAAGTAAGTGCGATAATGTTTGTAAGTGTGATTGTTAAGCGAAAGAAATTATTTGCCTCGTCAACCAAACCACGACCCGCTGTCTTTTTTTCAGCGAAGTAAGCAGGTGCAAACAAATTCTTTGCGATTGCATCCTCCTTAGAGATTTTTTTGCCTTCATTGTATAACCATACATTTACTTTTGCCTTTTTTTCTTGGTCGCATACCAAATACTCAACATTTGCATTTTTGTTCATAAAGGCTAAACAATTTGAGCCTTCAACAAAAGTCTTTCCACTCATTTCCTGACTTTCAAAACCTACTTCATCCCCTTGCTTCTCTAAACGTGTATTAACACGATTTTCGTAATTAGAGCCGATTGTGATGTTTCTGAAAGTTAATTTTTGAAGTAAGCGTTTACCCTTTACTACACGACTGCCATATTCATCAGTGAACGCTACAATGTGAGCAAATGTTGTACCCTTGTGCTTTAATAACATTTCACGTAATTCAGCAAGTGTAATTGTTTTTTGATTTTTTCTTTTACTTGTACGATTGATTTTAGCCATTTTTTCTTTTTTTTAAAGGTTTATATTGTTTGTTTATCTATTGTAATAGAACGTTATTTGTTTGAAACTTAAAAACTTTTTTGTTAACCTTATTGCAATAATTATACGAATTAGATACAAATAAGTTACAAAGTAAATTGTTAAAATTTCAGATTGTCAATTAACGTGTTATCTATTGTAATAGATATAAACCCACCCAAAACTTAAAAACTTTTCTTTTTAAGTTTCACCCAAAAACTATCTATATGTTAGCACAAAAAAATAACCACATAATGATCAGCGCCAACATATAGAAACAAAAAACAATAAACTTAAAAACTCCTTTTTTTTAAGTTCATATAAAGATTATATCTATAACAATAGAAACCAATCAAAACCAAAATATGAAAAAAATAACCACATTAGAACAATTACAAAAGGCAGTTGAGGGAACAAAATTCGCTCAGGACATGACAACCAGCATGAGCGTAAATGGTAACCCAATGCCACACGGATATTGGAATTTAATATGCTCTATTAGAGATTGTAAGCTCTACTCAAAAGGAATTAAACCAACTCGCAGTTGGAAGATTTCAGATGTGAAATGGTATTTCAGTGTGAGTGGTAGTGCTGAGAAAATTGCTGAAACTTTGGAGATGTATAAAAATATCTTAGTGCCAGAGAAAAAAGAAGCTGCTTAATTGCAGTTTCTTTTTAAGTTTCAGTTAGTTTTCTATCTATAACAATAGAAACCAACCAACATGGCAAAGAATAAAAATAAAAAACTAAAAATTACAGCAGAACAAATCTATAACATAGAACGTACTGCTCGCAGACAAGCTGATATTGAAATGGGTGTCCCTTTCTTTAAACATAAAGCTCATAAGACTGCAAAAGACTACACACGAAAGCCAAAACATAAAAAATACATTGACAGAGGGGACGAATAACCCCTCTGTCCTTAGTTAAGGGGTCTATATAAGGCTTTGACTTGACTAGGGGTCTAAAGATAGCCATAAGCCTATTAAGGGTCTTAATATAGGCAATTAGGGGTCTAATTTAGGGGTCTATCCTAATGGTGCTAATTTTGCGCCCTAGTTTAAGGTTCTGCCCTGGGGGCCACCCAGGCCTTCACACATTTTTTTCCCAATTTTTTGTCCTAAATTCTCAACCAACGAAATAGCCAATATATTAGCTATTTAGACAATATATCGGTTATTTAGACAATATATTAGCTATTTAGACACCCACCCCCTTTTCCTTTTGACCTCTAAATAAAGTGATCTGAAAAAAATTTTTCCAAAAAAAATCAGACATAAAAATCCAAAAAAATTATATGTAATTTTTTTTAATGTATTTATATAAAACAATATAATATGTTTAAGTGTAAAATATGCGGATGCGATGATATAGACATGTTCTATAAAACAAACAAATCTAACTGTAAAGTTTGTATTTCTAAACAAATGAAAACAAAATATACAACAATGTCTGCTTCAGACAAAAATGCATATAAAAATAAGCAAACAGTCTGGCAAGAAAACAATATGTTAAAATATAGAATGTTAGTAGCAAAAGATAGGGCCAAAAAGAAAAAGATAGCATTCGATATTACAGAAGATTTTCTTTATGAATTATGGGATTTACAAAAAGGCAAGTGTTATTATTCTAAAATAGATTTAAGTCAAAAAATAAAAGACTTACATTCTGTGTCAATAGATAGAAAAGATAGCAATATTGGGTACACCACGCAAAATACAGTCCTGTGTTCTAGTATAGTTAATAGCATGAAAAATGATTTAGATATTAATAAATTTAAAGAAGTAGTTAATATTCTACATAACAATCTTTAATTAAGCGATTATTTTCTACTAAGACGACAAGTAATGTCGGAAATGGCGATTATTTTCCACTAAGAGGCTCTTTTAGGCGAATATTTTCTATTATACCGAATCTGTATAGTTTATATGCAATGGCGTATAATTATACCAAATCTGTATAGTTTATATGCATGGACATATAATCTTGTCACGGTTCAGCGTCTTATAAGATGTCACGCTTAGGTATATATATAAAAAGACCATATGAAAAAAGAAAAAGAACAATTTGCCCAAGCCTTATTAAAGGCCATGAGGAGTTATGGGTATCTCTTCCCACAAACAGAGGACGAAGTAGAATTATTTTACAAGACATTCGGCCATGAAAAGGCAGAATTGCCAGAGTCTCTAAAAGACGCAAGCTTCTTATTTAAGGAGAAGATTCGAAAATAGGCCACCCCTTTTTCTTTTCACTTATTTTAAAAGGTGTCCCAAAAAAATTTTTTTCCAAAATTTTGAGGTTAAAAATCTAGGATAGGGGTTTTTCTTATTATTTATCTGTAAACAAATTAACCCAAATAAACATGACAACACAACCAATCCAATTTAACATTGTAAATCTTAGAAATCTTGTAGAAGATAACTTAGATTTAAACTTTGCCATTACTTCAAATAATGGTCCTAGTGACCCTGCCACAACTATCGTATCTAATTCTTCTGTGGCTATTCAAATGAATACTTCTTATCCTTTATCTGTCTTTACAGGCGATACAATGGAACTTGGAATGAATTTCATAAATTCAGGAAGAATGTATTTTGGTTATGGTGAATTGCCAACTAATGTATCGGGTTCAACTGCTCCAATTCCTGAAGGTCAACAATATTATGGTTGGATTGAATTTTCTAGAAAGGCAACTGATATGTGCTTGTGGATAAACTTATCTAATGTGGATATTGTAGGTCTTCCAATTTCTTTATCTTCTTCAACTTGGTCTTTAGGCTATAAAAATCCAGTTACTGCCATTACAAATACTCTAGCAACTGCTTACCCTGGATGTTCTGTGGTGTGTAGTGGAGGAACCAAGACAAAGATTGTGGCGCCAGGGATAAACAATGCACCATATCCAAGTTTTAGTGATTATCTTTCAAATTTATATAATTCAGGTGTTGACCTATGTATTAATTCAGATACATTATCTGATGGAACTCAAAAGCAGTTCGTTGGTTATTTTATGGGATGGGATCCAGAGCCTTGTATTTTCCTTGAAAGTAATTCAGGGGACACTTTTATATTATCTTTCAATCAATTTACAAATGATATTGTTTATAGGGGTGATGGCGGAACTATTACATATAACGGAGTGGTTATAGACCAAAACAGGGCAGGCGGAAGTGATGATGTTATTTCATCAAACTCTGTATTTAGAAATTTGGTTATTGGGATGAATGAGGGGTATTTTGAATCTAATCCTACTTATTCTGATGGGATTAACTATAGCATGAATTATTCTTATCTTAAGCCTTTTGGTGATAATGGAGATAAAGGAAGTATGTATGCAAAGATTATACATGAGAATTCAAATTCTTATGGTTTTGCTTATTCTGATTCAAATTTAAAAACATTAATACAATCTCCTTTGAACCAAGTTGTGACTCTATACATTGTAAAGGATGATGATGCTAGTGGATTATGTTATAAGGATGATGAGAGTTCTACAACAAATTGTCCAGGACTTGGATCTACATATATTAGTTTTGGTCAGAATTCAGATTCTCTTGGTAATATTAGAATTGGTAATTGTAATTATCCTGCTACACAACCTTTAGTTGGAACTTCAGGTGTATTACCTTGGGTTGACGGTTATGTTCACGTTCGCTTTATGGGAACTATTGGAGCTGATGGCAAGCCGAATTACATATTGGTTAACACAAAGACTCTTGACTTTATCGTAACAGATGAAAATGGTAATGCATGCTTGACAGGAGGCAATCCAACGATTACCAATGTTCAGAATTCTCAGGGGCAAGTTATTGGTCAGGAATTAAGTTGGGGAGCTAATATAACTTGGAATCTAGGAGCGGGTAATGCTTATTTAGCGCCACCAGCACCAAGTCCAAGTCCAAGCGGAATGCCTAATTAAAATTATGAATCTTAGGAAAATCATAAGGGGTATATTAAACGAGAGCAAGTTTGGGATGTCGTGGGCTTCGCCCATTGATGAGGCTATGGTTGCTCATGGTAATGTTGGTTCTGATGTGGCATTATTTATTAAGGGCAATGGCACAGTGCGAGATATGACTTTATATGATCCTAAGGAAAATAAGGTATATGGTCATATTGGCATTCATAAATTGTCCAGCGGTAATTGGGCTGTTGGAGGAGTTGCAGCTGAGCGTGGATATGGGCCATTATTATATGAGCTTGCTATGACTTATGTTTACCCTACTGGACTTATGCCGACAAGAGATGGTGATGTTCGTGGTGTGGCTGAAGGTGTGTGGAAAAAATTCTTGGGTAGGGATGATGTTAGAAAGGAATTTATTGAAGAAGGGGATTCTGATTTTCCTATTAGATATTATGAAGACATGGGAGGGCTTGAGGAGAATCCTGGTTCTGAGTTTATGTATAATAGATTTTATTATGATGGCGCAGGGGATTTATTGAAGAGGTTAAAAAGGAAGATGTTTGAGTATTTGAGAGCAGGGGTTTCTATAAAGGATGTAGATAGGAAGGGTAATGAGTATTGGTTAGAGAAATACGATTGATGAAGTGAAATTAGGATGGGACTCTGGGAAAAAAATATGCGGGTGCCGCCTTCGGCGAAAAAAATGAATATTTATAAAAAAGGAAAAATAAAGATAATGGCGACCTAAATAAAAAACAAACTCTTTTAACCCTCTGAAAAAACAGGGGGTTTTTAATTTACAAAAATGAAATATTGGGTGACCATATTATTTATCTTATTTTCATTCCTTGCTTATTCTCAGAGTGGCGGAAGGATGAAAGAGAGAAAGAATCAAAAGAGACTTGTGCATCACATTGCAAAGAGTGGATGGCATTACAATCCGACAAGACCTGGCAAGACTCAAAACTACAGAAGAGAGGGGAGAAAATTATTTCATCGAAGCATGACAAGAGGGGAAGTATTTAGGTCCAAGTATCAAACTAGGATAAACAGGGATAGGGCGAGAAAAAGAGTGAGGGGTAATTTGGTATTTGCTAAAAAGAAATATAAGAGAGTTTAGGATTCTTTTCTCTCTTGATTCATATTTATGTTTTGCATTTTGGGTGATAAGTTTTGATCACCATAGCCAAGGTCAAACATGGCGAGGTTTCCGCTTTTTTTAATTCCAAGATTTGAAACTCCCCAATCTGTTGATTTTATTTTCCATCCTTTTAATTCTTCTATAATACCGAACATTCCTGTCATGAACCATATAGTTTTCTCAGCGTCCATATTATTGGAATATTCTGATCTTGCAAAATTACGAATTTCTTTTTTGTATTCTTTTATTTGGTTTTGATCTACGTGACCATCTATTGCATCTTGAAATATCCACCAAAGAGAATGCCCAAATGTACCTTCAACAAAATCAGATAACCAATCACGACCATTATCAATATCTTCGCTCTTATCTAGAAGCTCAGAGATGATGACATAGGTTCCTTCGTATTTTCCATGGAGTGCATATACATCATATACATTTGCAAGATGTTTTAAATTCTTGCCCTTGATCTTAAACGCTTCTACAGCTTCAGATTTATCCTTGGTGATTTTTAGAACTTTGTTGTTTGGAATATAATAGGCAAATCCGCCTGTTCCTTGACCTAATGGAGCGACTTTTGATATACCTAGGTGTTTGGTTAGCTTATTTAAGATCTCTGTCTCTTGACCCTTAAATTGATCAACGGGAGACCCTTCTTCAATCTTCTTCCAAGTTGTGTAATAACTTTCTTTGATGGTGGTTCTAACTATCTTTCTTATGGATTGCATCTTAAGAATAAATAGCTGAAAATTTAAGAAGATTTAAAGGCTTTTAGTAAGCTATATGTCGGGATTTGTCTTATAATAATATATTTTATTAACAATTTGTTAATATGATTATTTTGTTGTATATTTATAAATAAAGGAGGTTAAAATGAAAACTATGAAAACAGTTTTGTTCTGCCTTATGTTAACGCTATTATTTTCTGGATTTAGATTTAAAGAAAAAAGCACATCAAGAGTTCTTCTTGTTTTGGAGAATGTCAATAAAAAAGAAAGTTTCTCAATGTTCTCAATACAAGAAGTGAATGGTATTTTTGTTGGGACCAATATTGATGAGTACAAAGTTGCGGATGGTATTTATTATATCACAGGCACATCAAATGATAAATTCTATCACAAGAAGATTATCGTTGTTTCTTAAATAGGGCTATCACAGCTAGTACAGACCAAATGAAGTTTACGATTGCAGGGGGATAAGACTCTTTGTAAAGGGAAAATATTGTGAGCGTAATCCCTCCGATCAGGTTGGCCACTTTGTATTTTAATGATAGGGGACTTATTTTATTTAGAGCAACAAAAGAATAGGCCCACATAACGAGTGCTGATCCAATCCAACCTGTTGCTTCTAGAATATAATTAATCATTTTAAGAGAAAGTAAAATATAGCAAAGACAACAATTGTGGTCACAACTGTAAGAATTGCGCCTGGGAAACTTTCTTCCAGCTCTTCATTGGTTGCATAAATTCCAAATCTAATCAGATTCCAATTTCTTTCTTCGTCTTTGTTTTTGAATTCCATGTTAATAAATATGCGTTATTTCTCTTCCGTCAGGATAACCTATTCTTATCCAAGCTGCTTGTCTAAACTCTTTGATAATCATTCCTTTAAAATGTTTATTAAGGAGTTTGTTTGCTTCTTCCCAACTGTATGCGGTAAAGTCTTTTTTTTGGGTTATTCCTGGTGAGTCTGGATGTGAATATTCGACTCTATACATTTTTAAATCATTCATCGTCATCGTCATCAACCATCCAACTAGCTTTTTCCATTCCAAGTTCTTCGAGTGTGTATTTTCCTTCAGAAAGTAATCTCTCGGCGGTCCTAATTCTACACCAGCGGAATAGTTGGTCAAAGCATGGTCTGTCGAATCCTGCCTCCTTGGCTTGTTTAATAACATCTTCCATGTCCACATCATTTTCATCAAAAATATATGGTGATCCAAATAGGAAGTCGTGTATTTCAATTTTCCATTTCTTAGCAAATTCATTCTCGCCAACTCCGCAACCTCCGCATGGATCTAGGGAGTTATATTCTAGGGTATATTCAGTCCCAAGGCCTTCTGGAAATTCTTCAGACTTTCCTGTGAAATCGCAAATGACTCCGCATTGTTCCATTTGTGGTTTTAATTTCTTTCCTGTCTTGGGGTCGAATCTATCGACCATTTTATATAATCTCATATTTTATTTGGCTTTGGTATGTTCATCATTTTGTTTTCTGGGATGGGCATGGCCTGTGGATGTATTCTTCTATCAACTATATTTCCATTTGGAAGAATGCCTGCATAACCTTCTCTGTTTGCTTTCATGATGTCGGCTAGATCTGTTCGGCCCATTTGGCGAAGTTGGTCTTCTCTTTCTGAGGAGTTATTAAAAAATTCGTCTTTCATTATTTGTTTTTATATTCAATGATTGGACAAAATTTGTTTTTTACAGCCATGATGTATTCAAATACAAACCATGTTTTTTTCTCTTTATCGGTTACTTCTTTAGGAATGTGATACCAATCTTTGGCTTCAGGGTGTTTGGCTATATAATCTGCCTTTCTCTTTTCTTCTTTGATTTCTTTACGGCGTTCTAACATGTTGCCTATTAAAATTACAATGCCAATTATAGCGCCTAGAGCTGCGACTAAAAGAACAATAAATACAAATGAGTAATAATAAAGTGATAAGGCATCTATTATTAAATCATGCCAATTCTTAGATCCTGGGTTTGTTGGTAGGTGTAAAAACGTAAGTGTTGTGCAACATAGTTTCCACCCGAATGCGCCACCTGCAGCAAGCATGGCAAATCCAACACCAAGAGCATTACAAAGACCTGTTTTATATTGGTGACTGGGGTCACGCTCGTCTTTTCCATATAATTCTCTTATATTCCAAAGATGGCCCCAAAGGGATATTGGGAATAAAATAATTGAGGATAGGAATACCCAAAAGAACGAGCAAAGACTTTTTGGCAAGCTATCTGAGTCTTTTATGGCATAGGTTGATCTGATTAATTGTACTTTCCAATTTCTGATATTTAATTGCATAATTTTTTAATTTAATTTAGGTCAAATATAATAAAAACAAAGGAGATGACAAAATTTTGCATGAAGGGTTTTTTGGACTATTTATTGGAAACCTTTTCTGTCATAATGTCAATTAGAAAACTAATAAGAGAAACCTTAGAGAACCATCTTAATGAGATTGATTGGAATAGGGCATTTTCTGACGTTAAAGGCACTTGTTTAAGTCCTGTGGCGGTTGTTAAGTGGTTAAATGATGAGCTCGCTAGAATCGATTATAATAAGGAAAATCCCCAAGGAGATAGAATTAAGAGAGGCAAGAAGGATATTATTGTAACAAGAGGGACAATTGAGGATGTAATGGATGAGAAGGGGACAATTAATATTGACCAATTCATTAAGAACATAACTGCAGAACCTGATTCTATTTTTGAACATAACCCTAAAATGGAGAAGAGTGATGTGGGTAGGCCACAAGTTACAATGAATACAGGGCTTCCTGCAATTGTTGGTATTGTATATGATCTAGAAAATAAGAAATTTTATTCTGTATCAACATGTCCTGGAGCTGGCGCTTGTCAGCTTGGTTGTTATGCGAGAAAGGCGTTTTATGGGATGGACAATTCAAAGACCATGAAACTTACAAGGAGATTAAATTTATTATTTAACAATCCTGAGGGGTATAAGGCTAGAATTTTAAGTGAGATTGAGCCAATGGCCAAAAATCTAAAAGTAAGTTCAATTGGAATGCCTCAACAAATGCAATTGGTATTAAGATGGAATGATGCTGGAGATTTCTTTGGAGATGCGTATTTTAATATCGCTGTGGAAGTTACAAAGGAGTTGATTGATAAGGGGTATAATGTGAAGTCTTATGCTTATACGAAGAATAGCAAGTATTTAATTGCGATGGATAAGAATAAGAATTTCGTTGTAACATTTTCTAGTGATGCTAAACCTGGAGAATTAAAAAAAGCTCAGGATTATGATGTTAAGGGTAAAATGAAGATGGCTGAGAACGTTCCAAAAGATTTATTTTCAGATATCTTTATTAAAGAACATTCTAGCTATAAAAAAGGATATAATGGACTTCCATTATTTTCAAACGAGCAAGCTCCTGAAATATTGAAGAAGAGAATTTATGAAGCTTATAAAGACAAATATAAGTTTAGTAAGAACAGTTTAAAATATACATTTGAAATGCCTCCGCAAGAAGGTGGAAAAAATGAATATAATTTAATTGTATTGCCGACTGGAGATAGTGATATAGGGGCTCAAAGAAAAGACGTTCAGATATCATTCTTATTACAACATTAAAAATAAAAATATGAAAAACAAAAAAACGCTTAACGAAGAAATGAATAGAATGAAAAAACTTTCTGGACTTCTTAAAGAATCAGAAGGAGATTTTATGGAAGAAAAATCTATTCAAGAGTTTCACAATACAACTTCAAACATTGAGATCAATGGAAAAAAAGTTGATGTTGGTTCTATTAAAATTGACGGTATTGACAGAGGAGATTATCCTGATTTTTCTGATGCATATGTAACGAGTGCTCAATTTGAAGATGGTTCTGAGTTAGATGAAGATGAATTAATGGAATTAGACTCTAGTCATGGAGATAAAATTCATGAATTGATTTTTGACAGACAACTTTATCTTGAAGAGAGTGAGAAAAACGAATGTATGAATGAAGGCGTTGATGGTGGTGTTCTTACTTATGATGGTCTACCAAATAAAGTTAAAGAATATTTTCAAAGAAACATTACTATAAGCGTGGCCTTTGTAAAGAAAGATGGATCTGTTAGACATATGGCATTTAGAAGAAGTTTAAAAGCATATGAAAAAAGCGATAAGGAAAAAACTGACGCTCAGATGAATGTTCTTAAAAACAATAATTTAATGAATGTTTATGACACAAACGTATACATCAAAACCAAAAAAGAAACTGGAGACCCCGCATTGGCAGCAAAGAGTAGTTTTAGAAACTTCAAACTAGAGAATGTTTTGGCGTTTCTTTGTGGTGGAGAGGTTTTTGACATGAGAGAAAACAACAAGATCAAAGAGAGATTTGGAGAAGTGGTTTATGATTCATTAACAAGAAATATGGTTTCGGCCCTAGAAAAGGATGAGGCTGAGGGTGAGATGGGAATGAAGACAGATGAGACTATGAATGAATCTATGATTAGGAGAGTTGTAAGGGGTATTATGTTAGATTTTATACCTAAAAAATAAACGGCTTTTGGTCTAAAATTACTTTTTTTGATATATTTATAAACAAACAAATCTATTATACTATGAAAAAACAAATTATATCTGAGTCTAAACTTAGAGAAATAATCAAAGAAGAAGCTCTTAGAATGAAAAAGAGAATCACTCTTGAGAACGAAAAGAAGACTCTTTTAAAGAAGCTTAATGAAATGTATATGGAAGATAGCGCTTCTGACGACAACACTGACGATGGTGAGTGTGACGGTTCAATGGCAGGTGCAATGGGAGAAGGACAAGTAGAAGAAGGCGTTTTTAGTAAGCCTGATTATGCTGCTGACGCTGATCAAAAACTTGCGCTTCCAGCGTATAAAAAAGCTGCACAAGGACTTATATCTGCTCTTGTTAGAAAAGGCGCAGAAGCTGTTGGTGATTGGGCTAAACACTTCTTTGAAGGTAAAGACATAACTGATCAAGCTCAAGCTAATGAAGTATTCAGAAACATGCTTGGAACTTATAAAAACCTTTGGAAATCAGCTTATATTGCAAACGAAGGAAACATGGCAAATATGTCATTTAATCCTTTAACTGGAGCATTTGAAAAAGGTGCTGGTCCTAGCTCAGGAACTTGGTTTACAGGTTTAACTGGAGAAGGAAAAGAAGTTAAAAAATAATATTAAAACATATAAAAAAAGCCCTCAACTTGAGGGCTTTTTTGTTTTAAATCGTTTTGTTTATTCTGTCTAGATCATCTTGACTTAGGAACAGAAAACTAATGAATGAGTGTTTCGTTTCAGCTGAAACTTTTCTGTCTTCATATAGCTTATATATGATAAAAGACATGGCAAAAATAGGTATACAAATTAAGGATTTTGAAAACAATAATGCAAATCCAAGAATTTCAACAAACATAAACAATCCAAGAAATAACCATTGTGTGAACACATTCACATTATAGTCCGTTCTTAATTCCAATAAATTTTCTTGCCTCTTAGCTTCATACTGACTCTCTGTCATTGTGAACACATCCATGTCAATACTATCTTCTTCTGTTTCTTTGTGAGGCGTTGGCTTTCCGAATAATGATTTGCAAGCTTCGATGATTCCTGATATAAACAATTTTACTGCTTTCATATGTTTGTTTTTATTATTATACGATTAAGGCTTGTAAAAGTTACAACTTTCTTATAAATATGTTGATTTTTGGTTTGCCATTGCCTATATTTATTATAGTTCTTTGCGATTCCTTAAAAAAAAGAAAGGAAAAAAATTATGGAAACAGTTATTATAGTATCAGTTTTATCGACACTGTGTGCAGTTGCATTGGTAGGATCCATTGTGGTTTTGTATAGAAAGTCGAAAAGTAAGGTTGATGTTGGTGAACTAAATGAATATCGAAGAGAGGTGGATGAAAGGTTAAAAAACATTTCAGACAGAATCGACGAAGATGTTCGAAATATCTACAATCATGTAGATGAAAGAGAAAGAGAGCTTCGAAGTGAAAACGACGGAATAAGAAGTTCAATTGATTCGAGGTGTGATAAACTACATTCTCTTATTACAAATACTTCGGCTCATGATCAAGTATCTACAAAGCATAAACAAATTTTAAAATCGTAAATTAACAAATCAGAATTGCAAAGAATCAGAACCTGTCAGAAATGGCAGGTTTTTTTATTTATAACTTTTTTGATTGTTTTTCGTATAATATGGTATGTTCATAAACAAGACTATATTAATCCATAAAAACAAAAAAACTTTAGAAGATATTATTAGTCAATTGTCTAAATTCTGTGTGTCTATGGAATTTGTCTCAAACACAATATTAATGATTGAATCTTATCTAACAACAGAAGAAGTGGGTGAGGTGTGTAAAAGCTCAAATATCAAGGTTTTTGATGTAGAGAAAGATGTCTTAAATATAGATGTAATTTTAGATAAAATAAGCAAAACTGGTATTGATTCTTTGAGAACTGAAGAATACTATTTTCTTACATTAAATTCGCAAGAATAGCGTCTTTAGTTTCTTCGTAGATTTCAACTCCTTCTATTTTATTATCGAGAACATCCCATACACTAACGATTTCTGAAGGTTTATTTTTCTTATAAAAAGTTTCATTAGCAGGATCTAAAACCCATTTTGTTCCTAGCATATTTATAATAATACCTTTTTCGGCCTCTGGCTTTGCAGTTGGTGCAAGCATGCTTCTAATATCTTTTGCGGTAATTGTCATATCACCACCTTTTTTATTATAAACATAATCTCTTACCTGATCAACAACTAAATGTATTTGAGTATTCTTAGGTACGTATGATGCATCTCCAAAAACAATTGTTTCTAATTCATCAAACCTAGCAACGGCCCATATAAATTTACCTTCTGAGTGTTCTATTTTACCTTCTGGGGTAACTCTGTGGTAAACATATTTATTAGGACTTTTCATTACTAAAAATCCTACATTTGCGTTTGATTTTAGATTTAACTTTCTTAAAAATTCTATGTTTTTATAGACTGCATCTTTAATAGGTTGTTTTTCATCTTTAAAAGTTGTGTCATCACTATCTAGTCTGTCGTAAACCCTGTCTCCAAAATGGTCTTTTTCATCCATTTCTTTAAACAGTCTTTCCAGGGCTTCTCTTATTATTTTTCTGATTGGATTCATTTCTGTATATAAATAGATAAAAAAGAGAATTTATCAATATTTATATATAAATTAAATGGACAATAAGTTAAGAAAGATAATTAGAGAAATGATCATGGCGGAAGCTTATGAGCATACTGATGATGAAATTGTTACATTTGAGAATATTGACCTAGAGCATGAGTTTAATAAAATGAATAAACTTGTGTTTAACAATGAACTAACAATGGTTCCTCTTGATTGGAGTACAAGTAAAGCCAGACATGGTCATGTAAGTTTTCGTAGATGGTTTGATGGTACAGTTGAAAGGATACATGGGTTATTTTTATCCAAATTTTTTAAAATACCTTATTCAAAATTTAAAGATACATTGGCTCATGAAATGATCCATGTAAAGACTTTACAGGATGACATGAAATTAAAAAGAAGAACCGAGAAGGGTCATGGATATAATTTCATAAGAGAGATGAATAGAATAAACGCTATGAATCTAGGATTTACAATTGATGTTACGGAAACTGCAAAATTTGATGTGGCTGATGATGTTAAAGGTAAAAATGTGTATTTTGTGATTATAAAACTAAGTGGAATTAAGAATGGTGATTTTCTTGCTGTTATGACTCCTAGCGCTTTTGGAGAAAGAAAAGAATCGTTAGAGAGAATTTTCAATAACTTAATAAAATCAGGAAAATATAGAAGTGTAACGCTTGAATATTATCAATCAAATAGCCCTAAATTATTGGCCCATAAAGTTCAAAGAAGTTTTGCAAGATCAATATCTTATGCTCCTATTAAACCAGAAGAAATTCCAGGATTTAAGAGTCTTGGTACTTTTGTTGAAAAGATTGAATTGGGTGAAGACACAGCTAGCGCTCAGTCAAATAAGGAAAAAGAAAAAAGAGAATTAAGCGGTTTTTATTCACAACCAACTGCAAAAAATACTTTAACTCAAGTTGATCCTCCTAAAAAAACTGAAGTACCAAAAGAATTGGCCCCAACTTCAGAAAAAACAAAAGAGTTGAATAAAAAGATATTGGCTATGTTCAAGGCATCGAATGATAAATGGCAAAAAGAAGCTTTATTCAACATTCTTAAATCTTATAATGACAAGACAAGAGAGGGTTTAATTGACGCTTACAATCAAAGATTTGGCAAATTAGGATTTATTTAAACTATTTATAATAAAACACGCAAAATGAGACAAAAAAAGGAATTTCTATCAGAAGGTCTAAAAAAAATGCAAAGACTAGCTGGTATTATAGTTGAGAGTATTGAAGTAGGAAAAGAACCTATTGCAGAAGGAAAAACTCCTGTTAAAATCGACGATAATCAACCTGAAACTAAATTTGAAAAGAGAAGTACTAAATTATTTGAAAGTGTTGAAAGAATGAAGCAACTTGCAGGTCTTTCAAAAAACGAAGAGTAATTAAAGTATTTTTATTTCGTTTAAAACTTTTCTAACAAATCTTCTTATTTCATTTAATTGGCTTGCTATCTTCCTTAATTGAGGAAGAGTATTAACATTTTTAATAGCATCAAATCCTTCAGATTCTTCTGGTGGTTCATAAGAAGATATTATTTTAGCAAAAACCTCAGGAGTTATTGTTTTTTTAAGTCCTTTTTTCAAGTCTTCAATTCTCCTTTTTTCTGCTACTTTTTTCAATATATCCATCGTGTCAGGATCTTGAAAATTAAATACGACGGCTACCACTTTAATGTTTTCATTTTGTGATTTAGCTCTATCTATAAAATCTTTTCTTCCTTCTTTTTTTACGTTTGTCATATCTATTACAAGATCTTTGCCTGACGATATGGCTGAGTTAAATTGGTTATATAGTTTTTCTTCAGCAACTTTATTTATATCTAAAATATTTGAATAGCTTACTGGGTAAGAAGATTTAAATCTACCTTCGGTTTCAACTGTCTTCCCGAATTTTTCATATCCTGGAACAACCACTCCTATTGGAGTATCTGTTGGCGGAAAAGTAAATAAATCATCATACGTTAAGCCATATGATAAAGCAACGTCTTGTACAATATCATCTCTAGATATGATGATTGTTGTAGATGTGTCAAACGCACTTTTGATATACGTTGACTTGCCTATTGATGGTGGTCCTATTAGTAAGTATATTGTTTGATCATTCATTATGCCATTGCGTAATATGTAAGCTCATACACATCATCAACCATTGTTCCTGTTTGTCCAACGAAAGCACAAGTGACTTTGTATGGTATTGTTATGGTGGTTCCTTTTTTATTTCTAACTGTTACATTAAAAATATAAATTTTTTTGGTTGGCATAGACTCATAGTCTTTTACTGTTCCATGCCCTTCGTATACACTTTTTTCTAAACTTACTTCTGCGCCAATTTCGGTCAATACCTTAGTAAATTTATTTACACCTTGCCAGTTATCATCATGATACCTGCCTTCAACTTTTTCAATTTGAAGTATCTTATAAAGAGCTTTTTTTATGCCATCTTTTGTTGATAACTTTGTGTTTATAGATTTTTTGTTTTGAGGCAATTCGAAAGTTTGATCGTGTGGTGGTTCATCTATATAATGTTCTTCCTTAATTAGACCTGCCAATTTTTTCATTCTATCTAATTCTTCGTTAAGAGGTTTTTTACTTTCCATTATAATTTGTTTATAGATAAATAGTTGTCTTTTTTTGGATATTTATATACATGAGTTCCAAACTACGCACAAAGATACGAAAAATACTTGAGGAGAATTATGACTATTACCCTGACTTCTTTGATCCGCTGTCCAATCCTGCTATTCATGGATTTAAGGGTTTTACAGACAGATTAGGCAAGCAACAATTGGGTGAAGAAATTATAGAAGAGAAAGCTGCAACCTTTATAGATATACCGCCAAGCGTTGGGCTCGTAAAATATAAAACAACACTTGGGGTATCGCTTCATTTGTTTGATTTTAAGGCTAAGAAATGTTTTGGTCATATATCTTTGCAAGAATTGTCAAAACGCTCTTATATGGTCACTACAATAGCCACAGAGAAGGGTTTTGGACCTCTAATGTTAGAAATTGGAATGATGGGTGTTCACCCTGCTGGAATTTGCATAGACCGAGTTGGTCCGACAAAAGCATCTGTATGGAATATATTTAAAATATTTTTCAACGAAAGATCTGACATTAAAAAGATACCCATAAAAAAAGGCGATGAGGAATATGATAACAGATATGAAGAAGATGAAAGTCGTCATTATTTATACAATACCATCTTTTTAAGATCTCCTTCGAGCTGGTATAACAAAATACTAGAAAGAAGTGCGAGACTATCTCAAGATAGCGGAATTGGGCAAAAAGAAATAGTAGATATTTGTAGGGGTTATTTTACAGATAAATACGGAAATTAAAATGCTTTTTATTTTTTTCCGAATGCATTATTAAAATCGTCTTTTAACGACTTTCCTGTTTTTCCAATTACATCTGACGCTTTGTTTAAGAGTGAATCAAGCTTTCCTGGAATTGCATCTGCTAACTTCTGAGTGTTGGATGCCATGTCTTTTCTGATCTGACCATCAAGCCATTCTTGTAAGTTGATTTTTTCTTCATAAGACAATACATTTACATGTATCTTTGCTGTCTCAAAATTTTGAGAAGGTGTTTTGTTTTCCATATTATTCATGTTTTTGTTGTTCTTCTAGGTTAATTATTTCATCATACATCTCTGAAAATTTATGTCTTTCTTGATCTATTCTTTCTAGATCATTTTTGAACATTTCATAAGTCGCCTTTGCTTGTTCGTATTCTTTCTTTTTATCTTCTACACGACCAAACATTTTATGATATTCATTATCATAATATTCAAATTGATGTTTGATATACTCTATTGTGTTTTTCATTTAGGGGTTATTATACGTTTAGACTTAATAAAAGTTACAATCAATATCCAGGCTCTATAAATGGTTTTAAATCAGTATCATACACGTAAATATATTTAGCGCAAGACTTTACAACAACGCAAGGATATGACTTAGGCTTGTCTATCATATCCCAGGCTGATTTAGCATTTTCAATTGTTTTAAATTGCTCTGCGAATATTTCACAATATTGTTCTTCTGACGTGACAAATGTTTTATCTTCCATTATTTATTAAATCTTTTATATGAGTTCTCAGAAATTAAATTCATATCAACTTCTCCTCTAAACTCTTTAAGCGTTTTTTTGTTTGTGTAAGACATTGCTGATCTCAAATATGATTCAAAATTTTCAGTCCATTGAGGCAGAGTGTATTCAACAGGCCTATATCTTATAACGCCTTCAGAAGTTTTTATATTATCTTTTCCCCAATCTTTTTGAACTTCCTTTGTTGACATTCCTCTAAACTTTTTTGTCAAAGTAAAACCTTTTTTTAGGAGCCATTTTGCAAATTTTCCATTTGGATTTACTTTAATTTTTTTAAACAAATATGTTGGGCCTGCAGATTCTAGGGCTTTATTTAAAATAGATCCAACCATTACAAAATCAGCACCTAATGCAATAGCTTTTATGATATCAGAGTAAGATTTCATTCCTCCGTCAGCAATAATTAAGGCTGGGTTATGCATCGTTAGAGACTTATAATAACACTCTCTGATTAAAGATGCTATAGGATAACCAACACCTGTTTGTTCTGATGTTAGACATCCATTTCCATTACCTATTCCAATTCTAATAGCGTCAGCACCTGCATTTGAAAGGTTCTCATATGCGCCTGGGTGTGCTACGTTTCCTGCCATGATAAATATCCTAGATCCGTATATTTTCTTAGCATCAATAATAGCATTCTCCATTTTTTTCATATGGCCATTCGCAACATCGATAAGAATATATAAAGTATTTAAATCTGACCACCCATTAACAAAAGCATTATAAACAAGACCTCCTTTTGTATTATATTCTTTTATGAAATCATCTAATGAAACAGAAGCTATTACACAATGTGTGTTTGACCATAATTTTTCTCCCCTTGGTAAACATACATTTATTTTGTTTTTAATAAAGTCATGACTATTATATAAACTAACAACCGTATCCATAGGAGCTGCAAACAAAGGTAGTCTTCCGTATTGCTTTCCATTAAATATTCCGCTAACATACAAATTATTTGTTACATACGGATTTATTTCTTGTCTTGAAACCACGTCTGTTGTTACAGCTGGTTGTATTAACAAGTCATTAAAATCCATTTTTGTTTCTGTTGAAATACCTGCCATGTGATTAAACATTTTATCAAATTTCATATTATTTTTTTATAGGTCCATGTTTCTTTTCGTGTGCTTTCCAGTGTTCAATAAAAACATCTATCTGTTTATTTAAATCTAATTCTTTATTATTTAAAAGCCTGTGGAAAGATCTTAATATAAAAGTGGACATATCGTCTGGATGCCACAAGCCTAACTTATTAAGGTATATATACAATTTATCTTTTTTAGTCCACAATCCCCAATTGGTCCTAATATATTCTCCAAGTCCATGATGAGTAGCGATTATTACTTCATCTTCATTAGATTTTTTAAACCATTCTTCGTCTGTAGAATTGCTCATTATTAACCTAAGCTCTTTAAAGCATTCGGTTAAATCGGTTGGTATGTTATTGCTTGTAAAATCCATTTGTCTAATAAAAATGACAAACAAATCTAATAATATTATTTTACTTTAACAAGAAAAAGTATTATATTCGTAAAAATTTAAAAATGGAAAATACAGCAGAAATAAACAACTTATCAACAGATGATTTAAAAATAAAAATTGTTGAAATGCAGGGTAAAATAGATGCTCAACAAGCTCAGTTGGATGCTCAAAAAACTCAATTAGATGAGGCAAAAAAAGCCTTACAAGAAGGAAGTGAATATAACAATAAATTAGCCTATTGTGCTAGATTATTTGCTGAAATCCATTTAACAGCAGAAGAAAAAATAGCAATAGCCCAAGAGTTTGAAAGAGCTTTATCTATAGAGCAGGTTGAGAGAATTTATAAAAAATACTACACACAAGTTAGACCAGACGGTGTTGATTTACCTGATGATTTTATTTGGTCTCCAGGGTTCATTAGAGATCTTGAAAAATATTATTTCCACTACAGAGGGTATAATCCATTCACAATAATCGACGAAAGCATACAAAACATCAGAAATCAGTTTATGATTGAAGATGATATCAGCGTAGCCGAGAGCGATGAGAGAGTTGCTGAGCTTAGAGTTAGATGGGAAAACAATAGAATGTTAGCCTTAAAAGGGGTTGACGATATTGTTAGTACAACCAACGATTTTATGAGGAAATAATACTTACCTGAGCTTTCTTTTTTTTGAATATTTATAATAAAGAAAGCTGTGGAATTCCTAAAGAAAATAGTCCAAGAAGAGATACAAAAGGCTCTTACGATCATATCTGAAAATGAATATCGTAACAGTCCTAGTTTTGATGTTTTTGAGAAGTCTCAAAACGCAAATGATGCTATCATATATAATTATGAATTAGGCAGAGAGTTCGCAAGCAACACTTTACAAGTAGACATAGACAATCTTAATAGATACAGCTTATCTGAATATTTACCAAAGAGTATAAACCAAGAAAAATGGAGTTTTGAGTTTGTTACAACCACAGCTTCAACATTGATTATTGATATTTCTAAAGAAATAAGGGGCGGTAAAACATACTGGACATTAATGTTTGGAATTCTCTATAAAGGAGAAGTTGTACCTGACATGAAAGATATGATAGAAGATGTTTTGGGGTATGATAATTTTGTGAAAGCTGTAAATTCAAATATAGCAAAGAAATTTGATCCTTCTAAGCTTTAAGCCATACTTTTTTCTATATCAGTATAGACTTCTTCTAAATTTTTATCACCATTAACTTCGACAATGTTTCTTCTGTTTTGGAAATAACCCAACACAAGAGCTGTTTTGTTTTTATAATTATGAAGCCTTGTTGGAATAAGTTCTAATTTATCATCTGCTCTATTTTCTATTGCAGCTCTTTTCAATATTCTTTCTGTAATAACAGGATCAGAAACAACAATGTTTATAACAGCACTAAGAGGAATGTGTCTATTGAAAAGAAATTCATCCAATGATTTAGCTTGATTAATGGTTCTTGGGAAACCATCAAATATAAACCCAGCATCATTTTTTGAATCTATTATTCTCTGTTTAACAAGTGATGTAACAATATCATCTGGTAAGAAATTACCATTGTCAATAAGTTTAGTTGCAAGCTTGCCAATTGCAGTACCATTCTTTTGTTCTTCTCTAATCAAATCTCCTGTAGAGATGTGTTCAAATCCTAATCTTTGAGATAATAATTTTGATTGTGTTCCTTTGCCACAACCAGGAGGCCCAATTAAGATAATGTTTTTCATGTTTATTTATTTAAGCTTTCTTTACTCTTCTATTGCTTCTTCTTTTGATAATTTTTTCTATGCTCAAAATAACAGGCTTAATGTCTTTATTTTGAAGTCCACCTTTTGATTTTAAAATTCTTACAGAATCTTCTAATGCTTTTTTAATTTCTTCTTTCATTATACAAGTCTTTTTACTTTATAATTAGTTGAAAAATTTTGTTTTGAGATAATTTTTAATTTTCCTTCCAACATCATCTTTTGAACATTACCAATCTGTTTAATAAACGTTATTCCTTGTGTGTGATCATGTTCGTGCATTACACATCTAGCCGCAATGCCTTCAAACCACTCTTCTTTTTCTTCAAAGTTTTCATTCATGTATTTTAGTTTAACTCTTTCAGGTCTTGTTACATTTATATGCATTCCTGGAAAACTTAAACAACCTTCTTCAAACTCTCTTCTTTCATCACTTGTTTCTGTAATATCTGAATTAATAAAAACTTTTTTAAAATCTTTAAGCGATTCATCTACTTTACCATATTCAGTAAGATCTATGACAAATAGTTTTATAGGCAATCCAATTTGTTGAGCTGCTAGGCCAATGCCAAAAGCTTGCTTCATTGTTTGGAACATGTCTTCAATTAAAACATTAAGGTTTGGATAATCTTTTGTTATCTGTTCACCTTTTGTGTTTAATACATTTTGTCCATATGTGTATATAGGTAAAATCACACTACAAATATAGTGAAAACAAATTAATAAAGCAAAAAATTATTGGAGAGATACTTTAACTACAAAACAAGCCTCTTTTTCTTTATAAGACGCTGTTAGTTTTTTTATAGGGAATATTGTTGGCCATTCATATAAAGCAGACAGATCAGTGTTTGACCCGAATATGGAATCTCCCATGTGGTCCTCGATAGTAATTTCAGTGTCTGTTTTTGACACTATGTATTTTTTTATTTGTGGGTGTTGTGTTTCTACAATCCACATAAAACTTTCTAAACTACTTATTTTGTTTTCCATTTTCGTTTTTTTTATAAGGACAGTGTCTGCAGTTGTTCCCACAACAATAACCACGTTTTGAGAGATAGACTTCGGTAAAAACCTTAAATCTCAAACCGCTTGTTTCTTTCCAATAAAAGTCAATTCCTTCTATTAATTCACGGTTTCTCACTACTTGTTAAATAAATTATTGTGACTGCTTACTCATAAATATATCAAAAAAAGAAATATAAAAAATTGAAAACTAATTATTAATAAAGGAGGTATTATGGACAAAGATGGGATAGAAAAGGCGGCGGCAATAATCAACAAATTCAGAAGAGAGTCTAAACAATTTGATTTTAAGAAAAAAATAATGTTGACTAGGATTTGGATTGATATTCTTATAAAAGCAGAGGAGTATGAAATGGCCTGGGCTTTAGATAATGAAAGAGTTCATTTGGTAAGAATACGAGTAAAAGAAAAAAGAGAGTCTAGGACTTTTAAACAAAAAACAAAGTTTTACTGGATCAAATTAAAGAGAAAGTTTATAAAATAAAAAAGGCCCTAAATTAGGGCCTTTTTGTTATCTTAAATTTGACAAGTCGCATATTGGCGGCATTATCATTTTATGAGCATTTGCAACGTGACGTTTCCAATATACTTTAAGCACATTCTTTTGTCTTTCTGAATACGGAGCAAGTAAGGAGTTCTCATGACCAATTGCAAGGCCTATAAGAGTTTCTAGGTGTAAATGCTCACAAGCATTCATCGCCCATTCAAGCTCGTCATATGTAGCTCCAATTTGATCCTCGTCCGTTCTTCCATCATCCCATAGACCATCTGTTGGACGGGCATTTAATATTTCTTCAATAACTCCTAGTTCTTTTCCAAGAGCATATGTTTCTGATTTAAGAAGTTCACCTATTGGAGAAACATCTATTCCGCCATCACCATATTTTGTAAAGAATCCAATTCCAAAATCTTCAACTTTATTTCCTGTTCCACAAACAAGAAGTTTGTGAGCGCCTGCAACACCATAAAGAGTCACCATGCGAAGACGTGATCGTGTATTTGCTGACGTTAAGAAAATATCATCTGCACTAACACCATCAAAAGCGCCTGCTTTTCCAAGTAATTCAATCTCTTTATCATATGCTTCTGTAAGATCAATGTCTAAAGATTTTACATTTGGATAATTTGTTTTCAACCATTCAATGTGTTTTGCTCCACGATCAGCTTGGTCAGAGGCTTGATGGATTGACATTTTTACAACAGTAAGTGGCAATCCTGTCATAGCACAAAGAGTTGAGCATACTGCAGAATCAATTCCCCCAGACACACCAATAATGTATCCTTTTAAGTTTGATTTTGTTGCATAATTCTTAAGCCAAGCTGCAATGTGAAGTTTTACAATGGCATAGTTTAATGTTTTGTTTTCAGTTGTTGTTTCCATAGTTATTTTAATTTAAGTTGTTCTTTTTTTAAGTTGTCGTAAGCCTCTTGGTTCCAACGTGTATCTTCATAAAAATTACAAAGATCTATTTGCGTCATTGGAACAATTTCCCATTTAAAGGTAGTCTTTTGATTGCTTTTGCCCTTAGCATCTTTTTCAATTCTTTTTATTAAATCCTTACATGCAGTTTTGGTTGTAGGTATCATAGCATACTTTCCATAATCAGACATATGCATTTGAAATCTCCTGCCTGTTCCGCTGTGACCAGAATAAACCTGATTTCCTCTAGCGAAGCTTTTATCTACTACAAAATAAAGCTTTGTGTTTTTTCTAATTTTTCTATCTTTCATGATGTTATTTGTATAGGTTATTTTCTTTTATAAATTGATGTACAGAATCTGGTAATAAATGTTTTGTTGTTTTTCCATTCTTTATTTGTTCTCTTAAAAAAGTTGCTGATATTTCTAGGTTAGGTACACCATTTAAAAAATTGGTCTTACTCGCCATTTCTTCAGGAGTGTAATTGGTTGCTGTATTTCTTGGATATACAAGAAAATTACAAGCTTCAATAACTTCTTTACCGCCATGCCAATTAGGAATGTCAACATAAACATCAGTGCCACAAATCAAATGAAATTCAAATTCTGGGTGTTTTTCTTTTAATTTTCCAAGTGTGATATAAGTATAAGATGGCCCTTCTAAATAAAGTTCTGTAGTGTCAACAGCAAATTTTTTA